GTTGATCCAACAAAGATTGCTTTGTCAACTGTGACATTAGATTCTTTACTCTTTAGTCCTTTTAGTTCACGAAATGATTTCTGTAGATTCATCAATTTCTCATTTGCTTCTGCTGTGTTTTTAATTAGTGTTGCAACAACTTCAAACGCACGTGGATGTTCAGTTTCAGATGCAATTGCTAATAGATGATCAATAGCATCGTTGCCCTTTCTTACAAGAGACTGAAGTGTTTTTCTTGAGTCAGCATAATCTCTCTCAAGATCTGATTCAAGATCTTTTGAGATGGAAGCAATCTCGACAATATCTTTTGGTGTTTCTTTTTGCACAACTGGTGTCTTGATAGAGGGTGCAACATCAAAGATTTCTTCCATAGATTTTTCAAATTTAGACATAACCTAATAATATCCTTTACACTATACCAGAACCACTAATCATCCATGTGTTAGCAGCGACTTGAATAAGAGTCGCTACACCGTATGTTGAAACGTTGCGTGTTGTGGATGTTGTGTTTCCTGCTAGATATAAAGAGACTCCGGTATTAGGAGTTACTCTTACGTTAGCACTTGCAGTTGTTCGTGAAACGATCATTATCGTTGTTCCATTGCTGAACGAAGCGTTCGATGACCATGGAATATACAAGTTAACACTGGTGGATTGTGTGAAATATAGATGCTTACCAACATCAGAAGAACTTAAAATATAGTTTGTATTCTGTGCGTTTTGCGTCAAGACACCAAAATTGTTTGAGTTTGTGTTAGCTAAATTAAACGCAGCGTTAGCGTGTGAGAATGCAATATTACTACCATTATACGCAGATTGTGATATTAAACTTGATGTGTTCGATAGATTAAATGCTCCATTCGCATGTAGAAAACCTACGTTTGCTTGATTAAATGCAGCATTAGCATGTAGAAAATCTATGTTTGCTTGATTAAATGCCGCGTTTGCATGTCTTAAAACAATATTCGTTGAGTTCGCAAGATAAGATTCAGAAGCCATTCGAACGCCACCCGCAATACTGCCTGTGTGAACAGTAACAATATTGTTAGTTGTTTCAATAATTATTTCACCTGCAGCACCAGTTGTGTTTGCAACTACTGTGTTTGCATATCTTTTAAATTGAAGCGTTCTTGACATTTTAACTACCTTTAATTAAGTAAGTCTATTACTCTTTCGTTTTCTATTTGTAGATCATCTTTGCCCATCTCAAATGGCAAATCGCCAGAGAAGTCTGTAGACGTTGTAATTGTTTCTGGGAAATCTGGATACTCAAACATCTGCGTAGTGTATGTATAATCATTATTACCACGTGCATCAGTTGGAGATGGAGTGATGATAGTCTGAACAAGTTTGTTTGATTTCAGATCAACACTTGAAGGTGTCCAATTTGAATCTGTTGACATTCCAATCAAAGGTGTACCAGACACAAAGTGACCATGATTGAAAGCAACTTCTAGTAAATACGACTCATTATTCCAATTGATAACTTTACCTGTTGCAACTGCACTATCGAAAGAATAACCTTGATATACTTTTTCGCCATATTTGTAATTACCCCAACCACCATCTGCCATCGTAAAGATAACATTTCTATCAGATAATGTGTTATCATCATAGATGTTTGTGATTGCAGCGCGAATAATCTTAGGTTCACGAATCGCACCATAGATATATGCTTTGACTGTGAAGTTTAGTGTCCAGATAACTGTACGAATCTTGCTGTTATAATCACCCTCATATTCAATATCATGAGATATACCTTTGAATACAATAGGTACTTCTTTGATGATTCCTAACTCTTCAACTAGATTGACATTGATTGTGTAGTCTGGTGTGAAGTATGGTAGAATCTTCTCGATAATTTGTGCAGAGTCTTCGAAATTTCTAACATAAAGATACAATGAGAATTCAAAATCAAATGGTACTGGATTATAAACTGATAAAGTTACGCCATCTTCTGAGTGTTTGTTTCTATAGTTTGTGTTTAATTTTCTTCCAGAATCATAACTCATATCTGTCATTTCATATGACAACATTGGTAGAGTGATCTGAACTTTCTTGTCAAGTAATGGATCACTTTCTAATCTAGAAACATACTTCTCTTTTGGACCATAGATAATTGGAACTAAAAAGTTCTCAAGTTCGGCACCAGTTTCTGTGTATCGAGTAAGTTTAATCTGATTAAAGAAATCGCCAAATGCTACAATTATCTTTCGAATAGTTTTATGGTATGAATAACTCATGATATTCTACCAAAAGGATTAATTTCTTTGATGTCATCAACATAGCCTGTTGCTTCAACTTGAATTACTTTATTGTCGTACATTTCTCGTGCTTGTGGATCAGATAATTCATCATATGATGATGTTATGATACGGAATGCATTTGATGTATTACCACGAATATACATTCCAGAACCAAATGTTCCAACAAGATCTGTAATCTTAATAATACCCTCCTCGACATCCCAGTATGTACATAGACCAAATGCTGTATTGGATGAATTGTGAACGTATTCACCGACGAGATAGTTACCATTACCAGATGCGGTATTGACATTCATAGATATTGTATAAGAATCTTGAACAACGATGTCATCAATACGTGGTACGCCAACATCGATTGTCTCTTGTGAATACTTGAATTTCTCTAGTTCTAATTTATAGAAGTATGGATACTTGTTACCAAGCACATAGAATGCATCAGTGTAGTTTACATACTTGATTTCATACATTTCACCAGTTTGTGACATGAATGGGATATAGATTAAATCACCTTCTCTTGGACGCGCATATGTTTCTCTTGGCACCCATCGAGTAAACGATCTTTTAGAGATAATAACTGACATATTATTACGAATCTCAAGACCAAACTTAGAGAAGAACTCACGTTCGCCTTCGTAACCATCTACGTTAGTGATATACAATTCTAATGGATATGCAGCAGTAAACTCTTTGAGTGGATCTTCACCATAGATTAGATCTCGTGCCTGATCATTAGTGTTAGGAATGTAGTAACAATCTACACCGTATATTTTTATTGATTCTACCATCAAATCTTCAATGAGTCTTTGCTCCGGATTTGATGCATAGTTATTGAAATATACGTTAGTTGCCATGATATTAGTTTAGGTAAAAGTCAACAGGCAATGAATAAGAATCAAGCATTTCTTGTTCTAACTTTGCAATCTCTTCAGATGCTTCATCAAAGATCTTATCACCATTCAACATTACGCCACCAGGCAATTGAACACCTTGAAATTTCTTTAAGTTTGCACCCCAATTACGTTTGATTAGTGCAGTTGCATATTCTTTTAACCAACGATCATTCCATACAGAAACATAGTCTTCTGGTTTTACTAGTGCATGACACTCTGCAATCACAACAGTTCCTGCATTGACTGCTGTACCCCAACCCCAATCACAGAATAACTTATGCATGTGACGTTGGAATCGAATAGGAACTTCACCAGTAAACATTAACTCTAGTGATCTAAGATGCTGCATCGTCAATGTGTAGTTAATATATGATGCAGAAGTGAAGTCATATAGTTCGTTCAATCTAAGTTGATATCTCAGATCGAACATATTGTTCTGTGCAATCGAATCGGAGATTGGAAATATTCTTGTGACACCAATAATATTAACAGATGCGTTTGTCGTATCTCTTGTCACATCTGGTGACATGTTGATGTATTTGTTTGTAATATCAGTAGCGTCTAATCTTTTGATATAGTATACTTTCTGGAGTGCATCAAAGTGGTAGTCTTGCCAGTATTGGAGTGCATCATCAATTCTATCTTCTACCTGATCATCATCAACGTTAATTTCAATAACAGGAAATCCAAGTCTCCTTAGACAATAATCTTTGAATAGATTTCTTGTAGATACTAATGTTGCCATGGTGCATTTCCGAAAATATGTATTATACTATTTATCTATCACTGGTATCGATAACGAATGACAACTATACCTGATCCTCCTGATCCACCAACTTTAGTTTCAGATCCATTACCGCCAACCCCGCCTCCACCTCCACCAGTATTAACAGTGCCAGGGAAACCATTTAGTCCCGCTTCAGTGCCGCCTGCTCCGCCCCCACCTATTCCCCCTGAACCATTAGGAGTTACACCATAAGCGTCTCGTTGTCCACCCCCGCCTCCACCAGCATAATAAACACTAGTGCCAGTTATAGTTGATGATAGTCCTGGACCACCGTTTATAAAGGCACTGATAGGATATCCACCAAAACTGCCAGCGTAAGCACTACTACTAGCAGGAGCAGTCTGTCCAGGACCACCTGCACCCCCACCCCCGCAACCTGCTGCATAAACATAACCACCACCATTATTACCTTGTCCTGCTGTTCCCAATCCAGGGGCGCCGCCACCTTGAGTACCACCACCACCTGATCCTCCGTCCTTTCCCGCTTGTGGCCCATTGTGTGTACCACCTCCACCTCCACCAATAGATGTAATAGCAGAGAATATTGAATCTGATCCATTTTCTCCTCGAACATTACCCCCAGCGCCAGTACCGCCAGCTCCTACGGTAATACTGTAAGATTGTGCGCTGACACTAATGGTACCAGTTCTAAATCCACCAGCACCACCACCACCGGCGTTCGACTGACCAGCACCACCACCTGCGCCTCCTCCAGCTACTACTAGATATTCAACACTACTACTAGTAGGTGTAATAGAATTAACATTGAAAGTACCGCTTGATGTAAAAGTGTGTATTTTATAATTACCATCATAAGTGATTGTACCGCCAGTAGCCGACAAATAACCAATTCCTAATAAAGGATTCCATGTACTGTTATAGTATACTTCCAAATAACCAGTTTGACTATTAATTCTAGTATAACCATTATATGCGGTTGCGGGACGTTGCGCTGTATTACCCACTGGTAAAGCGAATGCACCATTGCTTGAATTTTGTTGATCACTAACTGCCGTTGGCGTAACACTAACATTAGCCCATGATGCAGTGGTGCCATTTGTTGTCAAGAATTTACCAGAATTAGCAGTTTGCGTTGGTAATGTAGTTACATTTGACCAACTTGAATTAGTACCATCAGTCGTTAAGTATTTACCAGAGTTACCACTTTGAGATGGAAGTGCCGAAACATTCGACCAAGATGATACACTACCATCAGTAGTTAGATACTTACCAGAGTTACCTGTTTGAGATGGCAATGTATTTGATGCACTTATTCTACCGTTTGCAGCAACTGTAATGGTTGTACCATCTGCAATTACACCACCTAAAGTACTTGTTGTTGCTGCAGGTAATGTGTAACTTGATCCAGACACAAATGGTGCAGAATTGGCATAGTAATAATTGGCAGCATACACTGCTGTTGCATATAGATTGCCTCTAATTCCTGCTCCACCTGCAACAATCAGAGCACCAGTTGTGTTACTTGTACTTGATGTTGTGTTTGGTAGAGATAGAGAATCTATCGCAGTGGTAATTAATCTTCTTATTGCCATTTTTTTACTCTAAAAGTTTATTCTATATTTATTTTATACCATATCCGGAGTAGTAAAAACATAATTATAACTTCTTCTTATTCCTCCGTTATCACACCAGAGTTCTAATGTGTATGTCGTGTTTGATTCTAGATAAATTCTGGAGTGTTCTATGTAGTTATCAAATAATACATTCTCCGTTGAAATATATTTTTTAGTAATACCAAATGTTTCAGTAAACAGTTGTTCTGAATCTTTTTTAAGTTTAACACCAAAAGTTAGATTGTTAAATATGACAACTGATTCACCATCGGAGAAATAGAATCTCACATCTGCATAGTGAGATTGCATATCTTCTTCTCTGACTGTCCATTCACCACTTTGTAAATTGCAATTAACTAGAATTTTACTCATATCAACCTCCTATGATATAAAATTATGGATAAGGGTATCTAATTACCACTACTCCTGGATATCCGGCAGATGGACTTGCACCACCCAATGGACCATTGCTTCTACCACCACCACCGCCTCCATAATATGATCCTGGCGAAGCTCCTCCACCGGTTGGAGCTCCGGGTCCACCTCCTCCTGATCCACCAATTCCACCGGGAGCACCACCCTCTGCTGCTACTCCTCCAGGCGCTGGCCAAACTCTGTTTGATGCGCCACCGCCACCACCGCCACTATATGTGTTTCCATCAAAAGGTGAATATTCTCCATTTCCGCCTGGTCCACCAGCGCCTGGATCTGGCGACGGTCTAGGATCCTGTGCTGGCGGTGAAGATGCTTTGTTTCCTCCATTACCATCGCTGCCAGCACCTCCTCCGCCACCGCCTCCCCATCTATTATATTGGTTGAATGGACTATTATCTGCTCCGGGTAATCCACCCGCATGTGCTCCTTGATTACGAAATTGAGATCCGGACCAACCACCTTGAGTACCACCGCCGCCGTCCCAACCAGTATAAGAACTACCAGCAACTAACTGACTACCCACAGGCGACGGTCTGTTGACTCTTGAATTATCTGCGCTGCTCGGTCTAAATACAGCTCCTTGTCCGACGGTAACTACTCTTGATTCCGTTGTGGGTATTCCTATTCCATAAGATGTAATAATTTGTCCGCCCCCTGCACCTGCACCTGGACCCTGCCCGGCATTACCACCTCCAGCTCCAACAAGTAGTATATCAAATGAGTGTCCTGCTTGATTTGATGAAACTGAGAACTCTCCTGGAGAATTAAACACATGGAATCTATATCCAGCAAAAGAACCGGTGCCATCATATACTGATCCTCCACCCGCAGATATTGGAGCAAATAATGGTCTAACAGAATTGCTTGATGAACTTTGTGCACCTTCACCAACAGAGTTAGTTGCTGATACCGTAAATGTGTAGTCCGTGTTTCCGTTCAAACCAGTCACTGTTATAGGTGAACTAGATCCTGTTACAGTGTGTCCACCTGATGATCTGACAGTGTATTGTGTAATCGAATCGCCGCCACCCCAAGATGGAGCGGAAAACGAAACAGTTGCTTGAAGTGTGCCTGGAGAACCAACAACAGCAGATACACTAGTAGGTGCATCAGGCACGCTCCAAATTCTTGCAGAGTTGGAACTAGCAGAAGATAATCCAGTGCCGATTAGATTTCTTGCTACTACTGTGAATGTGTATGTTGTACTTGATGTTAATCCAGTTACAGTAATCGGTGAACTAGATCCGGTTGCAGTAATACCACCGGGTGATGATGTAACAGTATAGTCAAGAATAGGACTGCCGCCGTCATATCCAGCAGTAAATGTTACAGTTGCAGAACTTGTAGATATTGCAGTAGCAGTTCCTATTGTAGGTGCAATTGGCGTTGATATACCACCACTCGCTGCAAACATACCTAAAAAACCAGACATATTACGTCAATCCTATTCCAAAAATATACCAAGTATCTGTTGCAACTTTCAAACATGTTGCAATACCATTTGATGCAAGAGTTCTATTACCAGTAGAAACAGAGTTTGCCCACTTCAACGTAACACCAGAACCTTGTGTAATTGTAAGTGATGTTGCATTACTAACGACAGTGATTACTGCACCGATTTCAAATGGTACAGAAGAGTTTGGTGGTATTGTTACACCAGAACTAACATAAACATGTTTACCTGAATCACCAAGTGCTAAGTTACCCGATGATGTACCACTCTGAGGCATGTTTCTAAAACCAAACTGATACTGAGTACCAGAGAAATCTAATACTGTACTTACGTTTGCAAGTCCAGTGAGTGTTTTGTTTGTTAATGTCTGAGTACCGGTGAGTGTGACTGCTACGTTTGCATCAAGAGATATAGTCGTTGCTGATGTTCCATTATAAGAAGAACCGACTGTAGAATTAATACCACTACCGAATGTTAGTGATGCAAGTGTGAAGTTATTACCAAGTGTAACAGTAGATCCATTAATAGTAATAGAAGAATTAGATAACTTAGAGTTGGGAATATTTCCTGACAACATCGTGTTACTAATAGTACCAACGTCATTTGATGTAATCATTGCACCAGATGTTGTTGGGAAAGTAATTACATTACCACTTGATGTAGTAATCGTAGATACATTTACAGTAGTTGCTGTGATTGTTCCGTTCGCAGTGATTGATCCATTACTAATAATCGAGTTACTAGTGATTGATCCATTACTAATAATCGAGTTACTAGTGATTGATCCATTACTAATAATCGAGTTACTAGTGATTGTTCCTAATACAGTTACATTAGAGAACACGTTTGATATTAGTGGTACACCATTAGCATAGAAGTATCCATTCGCATACATGCGATCCGTTATAGCAGCATTAGATGCAACTATAGTGCTTGCTATATTGATGTTGTCTGTAAGAAATGAATAGTTTGCCATGTTTTTATTTATTTAACTCCACTTGATGATTACCAGGTCACTGTTCCAGTACCAGATGTGAATTTATAAATCTTATACCCAGCGCGACTTGATGTATCGGGCGTTGGCACCGAAGGCCCAGTAGTTCCATTACACACCAATGATGATGTCATTGCAGTGATATTTGGGAAAGAACTTGGATAGGCAATGATGACTACGCCAGAACCACCGTTTCCGCCAGCTCCATCGCTACTTCCGTTATAACCGCCTCCTCCACCACCTCCGCCAGTATTTGTAGCTCCAGCACTACCGGCTCCACCCTGACCACCAGCGCCGCCAGATGTTGGAGATGCTGGAGCTGTTACGGTTCCAGTATATCCACCGCCGTTTCTTGCGCCACCAGAACCGCCACCTGCATAAGTTACCGAAGTGCCAGTAATACTGGAAGCAAAGCCAGTCCCGCCAGCGCCCGATGCGGAACCAGAACCAGCGCCGCCAACTCCAATCGCCCCTCCTCCGCCACCAGATGGGTAAGGCGTTGCAGCAGTTGCAAGTCCGTTGCCCCCAACTTGTCCTTGCCCAGCAATAGCTGAACCTCCATAAAGCCCGTTTAAACCAGCCGTTGCTGCGCCACCACCAGATGCCCCTGCCAAACCGTTTGCAGTTCCGCCTCCACCTCCACCTCCACCAGAAGCAGTAATCCCTCCAAATACAGAACTAGAACCATTAGTTCCATTTCCTTGAGATGCTCCTCCGGTTCCGTTTGCACCAACAGTGACGGTAATTGCAGAACCAGAAACAACACCAAAGTTACTATGTGCTAAGTAACCACCTGCACCGCCGCCACCACCCAAACTACCGCCACCACCTCCACCACCAACAACAAGCAGATCCATGCCAGTAATGGCAAACTGAATCGGTGAAGTCCTTGGAGTTAATGTGCTTGAAGATGTAAACACATGCACAACAAAGTTACCGGACACATAAACTGTTCCACCATCGAAATACTGAGTTGTACCAGGATAACGAATGACTACGATGCCTGATCCACCTGCCGCAGCAGCACTTGCAGCGGCATACCCTGATGCGCCACCACCACCACCACCTGTATTGACTGCACCAGCTTCTGTAACCCCATTATTACCGTTGCCGCCTTTACCTCCCCCACCATAACCGCCAGCACCACCACTATTCGCCGCATTAACATTTGCGCCACCACCACCTCCACCAGCATAAGCGACTCGGGTACCCGTGATATCAGAAGCAATACCGGCGCCGCCAGCACCTCCAAAACCAGTGCCGCCACCCGCCACAGTAAACGAACCGGGTAACCCTACTGTTCCTGCACCACCACCACCGCTTGCGCCACAACCAGTAGCGTTTGTGCTAGCGGCAGCGCCACCAGCATTGCCTTGTCCAGAAGTCCCCGCTCCCGGCTGTGTTTTTTGCGCACCACCGCCACCAGAACCACCACTTAAACCATTTATGCTTGTACTGCCATCCCAATTTCGACAACCGCCTCCTCCGCCTATTGCAGAAACTAGTGTAACCCCACTTAAAACAATAGTTGTATTGACTCCAGATGTGCCGACCAGGTCGTTTCCGCCGCCAGCACCTCCAGTACCTATGGTGACAGTGAAAGATTGACCTGTAGCTGGGGCGCCAATATATCCTTGAAGTAATCCGCCACCGCCACCGCCGCCAGAATAGTATCTACCACCTCCACCTCCGCCTCCGGCAACAGCTAGATACTCTACCACAGTAGGAGGGACACCTATCCAATCTAAATTTTTAATTGCTTGTGCAACTTGACTTAGTGTCCACATCCCGCTGTATGCTGGCATTTCTATTACTCCTGAACTGGCGCTGTTTCTTCCGTTGATGGCACAACTGGAAAGACAAATTCAATCCATGAAGTTGTTGCTTCATCCCATGTATACATCTTGCCTTCCTCAACAGGCATAGGAGTTGGTGCATTCCACAAACATGTTTCTTCATTCAATAACCAAGAAGCATATGGTTTAGGTGGAATAAAAGCATCTCTTACACTATCATAAGTGTAACCAACGCCGGCATAATTCTTACGTAATGGTGTACCACCTAGTGTATGTACTCCACCTTGTGTATTATATGAAGTCTGAACCCAAGATGCAGGATCACCCCAATGACCTAGATCAAGAACTTCTTTTTCAATTACAATCACTTGTGTGACTACACCGTTTTCTACTTTAGCAAAATGTGCCATATTAAAATCTCCGTTTAGAAAGTAATAGAACCAGAACTGGTCCAAATATATATCTGATATCCGTTGTTGTATAGTATTTGTGGATTGCCTGTTGTACTTGCGGGTGGTGCTAGATTTTGTGGGTAACGAATAATAACGATGCCGGAGCCGCCGTTTGAAGAATTGCCAGAGCTATAGCCGTTACCCCCGCTGCCGCCACCTGTATTGGCTTGCCCCGCAGTAGATGACCCATCATATCCACCTACACCACCGCCACCGGCCCCACCCAATCCCCCCGGTCTTGGACCGCGATTGTCGCCGCCGCCACCTCCACCGCCAGCATAAAAAATTCTTGAGCCAGTAATAACTGAACAAAATCCTGTCCCACCGCTTCCACCAGCGGAAGATGACCCATTCACTCCTACAGAACCCGCGCCACCCCCACCACCGCCGGTCGTATAACTTGAATTATCTGTGCTATACAAACCCCCTGAGTTTCCCTGATCTGCGGTTCCAGCACCGCCTGTAGTTAAACCGCCGCCACCGCCAGAACCTCCAGAGCCACCAACGTAACTATTTCCATTTGAAGACCCAAAACCACCGCCAAGTGATTTAATCCCGGTGCCGGTGCCGCTACTTGTCAAATAAAATTCTGAAAACCCACCAGCATTGCCAGCATTGCCAGATGCAACTCCAGCCCCGCCAGCACCAACGGTAATTGTGTAAGAAACACCTGCGGTAATGTTGTAACCAGAAGCAGTTAAAACACCACCTGCACCGCCACCGCCAGCCGAATTAGAACCACCAGAACCCCCGCCAGCGACAACAAGATACTCAATCGTGCTAGTCTTTTGGTCTGTGAAGGGGTTAAATGTTGCGCTTAGAAAACCTCCTAGATATTGACTCATATTATAATCCTTAGAAGGTTATAGAACCAGAACTGGTCCAAGTGTATACACGATTCTTGTATCCTAGACCGGTTGCAAATGGGGAGAGTTGATTCCATGCGGGGGAACCTCCAGTGGACGATAAAGTTAAACTACTGGCAGAACTGTCTGCTAAGAAAGATCCAGATACATTGCCCATTAATAGAACTGTTGACGCCGATGGAACAAAAGGAGCCGTTGGAACCGTATAAGTAGTTAGCGTAGGGTCATACATAGCCACGTTAGACATTCTGATATTGCTAATGTACGCATTTTTTGCGGGATAAGAGCCTGGAGAAGTATTATATGTGGAAATATAATAATTAGTCAAACTGGTTGAAGTCGAATTAGTTGTGGTTCCCACCCGGGTGCCATTAGAAAATAATGCCACATTGACACCAGAACGAACTAAAGCAACATGATTCCATGTGTTTAAAACAATAGATGTCGAAGTTCCGTTACGAATCAATGGAAAATTAGAATATAAATATTGACTTGGATGAAATCCAATTTGAAAGTCGTTTAAAGCAGCACTTGCCGAAAGATAAATGTCTAAATCTCCCGATCCCGGTGCTACTGTTGGATAAACCCAAAATTCAACGGTGTAATTTCCAGTCCCAAAATTTAATGCCGATGTAGTAGGCCCAACCAAATAGGTTGAACCGTTGAAAAACATACTCCCCGACCCGCTGGTGCTGACTGTTGGGCTACCAGTGGTTGATGCTGCGGCAGCGTAGATGTCTGGGTAACTCACGATGACAATACCGGAACCGCCGGCAGCATTACCACCACCACCACCTCCGGTATTAACTCCTCCTGCGCTGCTTTGATTCCCACCTCCGCCTACTCCTCCAACACCGTATACAACATAAGCACCACCTGCTCTGGATCCAGAACCGCCGCCGGCATAAGTTGTTACAGTACCGGAAATAGCGGAAGCAATACCCGCTCCTCCACCGTTAAATATGTTGTCATATTGAGATGAACTGCCGCCGGTAAACCCAACGGTGCCAGCACCACCTCCACCGCCACCAGCATATGGTTGTCCATTACTTAAATGTCCAATACCACCACTATTACCTTGTCCAGAAGTGCCTTGACCGCCTTGATTTAACCTATAAGCACCAGATATTGTTGCTCCACCTCCGCCGGAACCACCACTTATACCTGCTTGACCAGTCGTACTACTACCATTATATCCCCCGCCACCACCACCGCCTAAAGCGGTTATTGAACCAAGTACTGAGTTTTGACCAGAACCGCCAGTTGACCCGTAATCAGAAACAGCTGCTGCTGCACCACCACCACCAACGGTAACTGTGATAGAAGTGTTGACGTTGACCGGAACGGTCCCTTGCAACAAACCTCCTGCTCCGCCACCACCACCGGCAGATCCGCCACCGCCGCCACCAGCAACTACAAGGTAGTCTACTGCTGGGGTTGACATCGTACCAGTCCACGCCTTCTGTTGTAGACCTTGTAGTTGTTGTTTTAAGGTAAAAAGACCTCGTGCCATTGTATACTACCTTAAAAAGTTATTGTGCCACTGGCAGTAAATACATAAATGCGCCAGCTTCCGGTTACATAAGTTTGTGGACTACCAGTGGTTGCAACGGCTGGGGCTAGGTAACTTGGATAGCGTATAACTACAATACCACTGCCGCCTGCTCCACCGCGCATTGATGGATTTGCAGAACCACCAGAAGCATCATAAAACCCGCCGCCTCCTCCGCCGCCTGTATTGGCAAACCCAGAATAACCTATTAATTGACCAGAAGCTACCCCACCTACTCCACCTTGCCCACCGGCATTACCACCACCGGCTACACCAAGTCCTGGTCCAGTATAACCACCGCCACCGCCACCACCGGCATATTGAGTTGGTGTTCCTGAAATAGAAGATACTAATCCTGTACCACCACTTCCGCCATTTATAGAATTTCCGTTAGTTCCAGCAGAGCCAGCACCTCCGCCCCCACCACAACCATTAGAACCTGATACTCCCGCTGTCCCGCCAGAAAACCCCTGTCCGGCCCTCCCCGTTCCACCAGAACCACCTTGAACTGCACCGCCACCAGAACCACCATTTGTCCCGGGATTGCTTGAGTTAAAACTTCCACCCCCACCGCCCCCAACTGAGGTAATAACGCCAAACACGGAATTTGCGCCACTACCGCCTGGGCTAGAATCTGAAGTAGAACCGGCCCCACCAGACCCAACCGTAACAGTGATTTGAGAACCTGGTGTAATTGCATATCCTGTGGCAGTTAATAAACCGCCAGCACCTCCACCACCACCAAATCCGTATCCACCACCACCCCCACCCGCAACAACAAGATATTCGACAGTGGTGACTGGACCGTTTAGTCCTGTGACACTTCCATTAGAAAGATAAGAACCATTATATCTAAGAGACATGTCAGGTAATTGCTTCGTAGGTGGCAGTATATTCAATTGCAGAACCAGTGCCAGATGTGACTACAACGCTCTGATTTTCATTGACATAGAATGAAGTAGTCTTATCGACAACAATAAGTGCAGCATTTGCAGGTACTGAAATCTGATAACAGATTCGATATGCTGTACCACCACCAGCAGTTGCAGAGTTAATACTGACTGTTGTAGTTGCAGGACTGCCAGTCACGTTAGTTGCAACGATACTATCAATCTTGTTGACAGTATTAGAAGCAGGAGTTAATGAAGTCCAAGTAGTTGCAGCTGTATTAGCTGGAATTAGATATACAGTATTGCCGTATATCGATGTTACGTTTACGATATTAGGATTTGCCATTTTTTCCTCTTAGAATCCAAAAATCAATGCCATGGCAATACTTTTGCCTGTTGAGATGCCCGATACTCCGTTTGCACCATTCGTGCCGTTTGTACCGGCTTGTGCAAGAACTGTCCAGTATGTATTCGCCGTTGCTGGATTTTGATTTGATCCTGCTAGTATTGATATATAGCTAGATCCAGAATATGTTACCATATCATTTACAACATATGATGTTGAATTTGACCATGCACCTTTAGGTGTAAATCCTAATGAATATGATAGATTGTTCCATGCAGTATTACCAGTACCAACTTTGAATCGATTCGTGTCAGTTTCTACACCAACTTCACCTATAGCCAGAAGTGTATTGGCAGAAGTCCATTGTGAATATGTACCATTTCTGAGTTGAATTTGTTGTGCCATTATGGCGATCCCCCGTTGACTGTTGTTGTTCCGCCATAATTCGTTGTTGGTGTTCCACCATCTATGTTGGCAGAAACGACTGATCTAACCCAACCATATCCATCATACACCCAGACTTCACCATTGATTGTGGTTGTTGTTCCTGCCGTTGGATTATTTGGAAAGTTTTGTGCCATTTTAGTTTACCAAGAAATTGTACCTGTGCCACTGTAGAATCTATACACTCTATAACCAGATCTAGAAGGTTGATCATATGATAGACCACCAGAAATTGAAGTAGGTGCTGTATATTGATTTGAATATGCGATAATCACTACACCAGAAGAACCGTATCCTCCGGCACCACCATTATATCCACCAGCGCCTCCACCACCACCACCCGTGTTAGAGTAAGGCGCATTATAACCTCCACCATTTGTGCCACCTGAACCACCTATTCCTGATCCACCACTACCTACTGTTCCTAACTCATTTCCGCCTCCGCCACCACCAGCATATGATGTTGATGTACCAGTTATAGAACTAGAAACGCCTGCACCACCTGCACCACCACTGTAATTACCGCCTGCGCCACCTGCGCCACCACCACCAGCAGCACCATATGGCGGACTACCTCCAGGTTGGCCATGCCAACCGCCAGTACCTCCTGAATTTCCCCCACCATAACTTCCGCCACCAGAACCAGGTGAACCATCACCCCATCCACCGCCGCCACCTGAACCACCTGCAGTTCCATTTTCACCAGCACCGTGAGTGCCAGTTCCTCCAGTACCACCACCATATGCATAAATTGCTGCAAATTGACTTGGTGATCCACTACCATTATTTGAACCACCACCACCCACTGTCACTGTATAACTAGTAGATGCAGATATTCCTATTGTTGAATTGTAGTAACCACCAGCACCACCGCCACCAGATGATCCAATTGCTGTACCACAATCTCTGCCACCACCTCCACCAGCAAGAACTAGATATTCAACTGATGACGGTGTTGTTGCTGGTGTTGTTATCTGATTACTTGCAGAACTTGCAGCACCTTGACCAACAGCATTTGTTGCTCTTACCGTGAACGTATAATTTGTTATTGGACTAAGACCTGAAACAGTAATTGTACCAGATCCTGCTTGAGATAATGTTCCTGTTATATTACCAGGTGAAGATGTTGCCGTATAAGATGTTATCGCAGTACCACCATTACTTGCTGGTGCAGTAAATGTGACGGTGGCTGAGAATGGTCCTGTGGCAGTAGCTGTACCAATCGTTGGCGCGCCAGGTAATGCCCATGTTGTTATACTGCCAGATGCAGAAGAACTTAAACTATTACCTGATGCATTTGTTGCATACACTGTGAATGTATAACTCGTTCCTGTCGTTAGTCCAGTGACTGTGATTGTACCAGAACCTGATTGGCTTAGTGTTGCGGTTACTCCACCTGGAGATGATACGGCAGTATAAGATGTGATTGTACTACCACCACCATAAGATGGTGCAGTAAATGCAACAGTTGCAGTTGTCGAACCAGTAGTTGTTGCTGCACCAATCGTTGGTGCATCTGGTTTATTAGATGGCCAAACATTAGCACCTTGAGCAATTTGGGCTTCTTGTACTGACCAAATCCCAGAACCACCAGTCGAAGTGGTGGTTACTTTTCTCGGTCCAATAATGCCGCCATTGCCTTTACGCATTAACTAATATCCTCATATGAACATATTGCTTCTAATTTATTGTTAGCACTAGCAGTAAGTCTGAGTGCATCACCCTCTTCAAGATAAAATGATTTAGAGACAACATCTAATGTTGATGCAGCAGGAACTATAATCTGAGAACCTAATCGATACGCAGTCGCACTTCTATAAAGATCCATTGTTAATGTGTAGTTATTTGCACCATCGACATTACTAATATATAAGGCATTTACTTTAAGAACTTTATTACTACCACCAGCGCAAGATGCGATTGCAGTTGCTGAAGTAGTCACTAATTGTACTGCTGTTTTTCCATTTACATTCGTGGATACTAATACATTTGGTGCTGTCATTTTTTAAGAACCCCCGAATAAAATTGACATCGTATACGCTTGACTTGCAGTGAATGATGTTACATTAGCCCAAGATGCTGAACTGCCATTAGTAGTTAAATACTTACCAGAATTACCAGTTTGAGTTGGCAATGCTGACACATTAGCCCATGATGCAGTAGTACCATCTGTCGTTAAGTATTTACCAGAATTACTTGTCTGTGATGGTAGTGCAGAAACATTAGCCCATGATGCAGAAGTACCATCTGTCGTTAAGTATTTACCAGAATTAGCAGTTTGCGTTGGTAATGTAGTTACATTAGCCCAAGTAAGATCTGAACCATTCGTCGTTAAATACTTACCAGAGTTGTTTGTTTGAACTGGAATAGAACCAGAACCACTAACTATCGATCCAGCAGAAACCCACTGAGAACTATCGCCATCAGTATAATACACATATGTATTTAGATTATTACTGTTTAACCATAGACTTCCATTCTTAGCGCCAGCAGGTGCAGTATCACTAACTGTTAGACTACCAGATACTGATGATCCATCAGCGAGAAAGAAACTATTCGCTGTTATCGATCCAGTAAGAGCTAGTGAATTTCTTAATGCCATTTTTTATTCTGTTGGTGGTGTTGGTGTTGGAATTACAAACTCTTCCCAATTGAGTAAGTCTTCATTCCAAATATAGAACTTGCCATCATCTGGTCGTGCAACTGGTGCTTCCCATTGACATGTAGATTCTACTAGTGTCCAAGATGGATATGGTTTCGGTGGAATAAATGCATCTCGTGCTTCATCCCATGTGAATCCAATACCAGCATAATTCTTTCTAAAAGGAGTACCACCGTTCCGATGTTCACCTCCAATCGTATTGTATGATGTTCTCCGACAAATCATACCTTCACGAAACTGTGCATAATGGACTTCCCAATCTGGTTCAGTCTTATCTGTTTCGTCCTTGCCTGTAATTACTTCAGTTACAATATTTTGATCATTAATAAAAGCATAATGTCCCATTTAAAACCTCCTTGATAATAATGTATTTATACTTACCAACTAATCGTTCCTGTACCACCAGTAAAGCGATATACTCTATAACCGGATCTTGTTGGTTGATCGTATGATAGTCCACCAGATATTGATGATAGTGCATTAAATGTATTTGGATAAGCGATAATTACTACACCAGATCCGCCAGAAGCACCTGCTCCATTACTTCCAATATATGCTCCACCACCACCTCCTCCACCTAGATTAGGAGTTCCGGCTGACACATTAGAATTACTTTGACTACCACCTCCGCCTTGACCGCCTCCTCCAGTACCGCCTGCACCACCATTGGTGATGCCACCTGGACCGCCGCCGTCCGCTGATCCACCGCCTCCTCCACCGCCTGCATATGTTACTGATGATCCTGTAATAGAACTAGGTGAACCATTTCCACCAACACCATATGAATTATAAGGTCCTGCTGCTCCTGCTCCGCCTCCGCCGCCACCGTTGTATGATACTGATCCAGCATCTTGTCCAGGTGTAGAAGCACCGTTATTTCCTTGACCGCCGGTACCACTACCACCACTACTATTAAATCTTCCTGATCCACCACCTCCAGATCCACCTGCTCCACCAGCACTTGTATCACCGTATGCTCCATAACCACCACCAGTTGATGTTATCGATGCAAATATCGAACTACTACCTTGAGTACCTCTGTCTGCTCCACCAGTTCCAGGACCAGTGAAACTTGCTCCACCTGCGCCGCCGCCGCCAACTGTAACTGTATAATTAGTACTCGCTGAAACCGATAAAGTAGAAGTCAACATACCACCAGCACCACCGCCTCCACCGAATCTGGAACCACCACCGCCTCCACCAGCAACCACTAGATATTCAACTGATGATGGTGTTGCTGCAGCTGTCGTTATTTGATTGGAAGCAGCACTTGATGAACTATTACCAGCAGCATTAGTGGCGTATACTGTGAATGTATAACTTGTATTTTGAGTCAGTCCAGAAATAGAAATTGTACCAGAACCTGCTTGCGTCAACGTGCCTGTTATACCACCAGGAGATGACACGGCAGTATAAGAAGTGATTGGTGAGTTACCATTCGAAGCGGGTGCCGTGAACGTCACGGTTGCTGTACTGGTGCCAGTCTGTGTCGCGGTGCCAATAGTTGGGGCACCAGCAACTGATTTTGCATACCACAATAAAGTTCTCGTTGCAGTTCTATTCGTTGTCGCAGATGTTGCAGTAATTAAAGATGTTGTGTTTGCAACCGTATTGGGTGTACCAGTGATGTTACTTCCAGAAATACTTAATCCACCAGGTAATGTATTTGCACTATATGTTATAGATTTACCTGCGGCACTTGACGCACTTAATGCTTGAGTAACAGAACCACCAACTGTGATGTTATACAGAGTTTCGTTTGCAGGCGAAGACCATGTAACAACATCTGGATTAATTTGAAAATTAATATTTCTAGTTGCAGTTTTATTGGTTGTATTTGATGTTGCCGTAATTAATGAGTTGTTTGTTCCAACAACAGAAGGTGTTCCAGATATAGTGTTACCACTTATACTTACACCAGTTGGCAATGTGTTTGCCGTATATGCGACTGAGCGACCAGTTGCGCTTGTTGCATTCAATGCTTGACTTATTGATCCGTACTCATATGCAGTTACAGTAGTTCCGTCTGCGGGCGAAGACCATGTAACAACATCTGGATTAACAGTAATCGAAAAGTTTCTAAGTGTTCCCTGATTCTCTTGATCTTTTGCTTCAATAACAAAGTTATATGCTGTCTGTGAACCAATTGCACCAGTATTGCCAGATATGACACCTGTGTTTGCATTTAATGTTGCACCCGGAGGTAATGATCCAGAGTTTACAAGATAATATACAGTTGAGTTTGATGATGCAGATAATGTTGTTACATTACCGGTAAAACTTGTCAATTCATATGTTGTAGATATTGAACCCGATGCAGTTGACCAAGTAGGAACACCAGAATAATTTATACCAGGAATGTATGTTGCAGATCCAGATCCATCTGTGTTGTATAGGTATATAATATATGAACCCGCTGCCTTAGCAGGAGATGTAAATGTTAATTGAGTTGGTGAAACATATGTAACAACACTTGCTTGTGTTCTATCAACATACACGGTAGTGTTGGATGTAAATCCAGAACCATTTATTGTAATTACATCTCCACCGCCAGTGTTCGCGGCAGTGTCATCACCAACATATCCAATAGATGTTACCTTTAAGGTCAGAAAAGAAACATCTGAAGAAAACTTTGCTGCGGTAACTGCATTATTAGCAATTGACTTTTCTTTAATCTTACTTACCATAGTGAATAGTCGCCTTTTTGTACATATTTATACTTACCAACTGATTGGTCCAGATCCACCATAGAATCTATACACTCTATAACCTGGTCTTCCACCCGGAACATCATATGCAAGTCCTGGACTAATATTTGTGATGCCAGGATAAGCTGTCGGATATGCAATAACGACTACTCCTGATCCACCTGCTCCACCCGGATTACCTGGACCACCATCTCCAGCTCCACCACCGCCTCCACCTCCAGTGTAAGAACTACCTGGATTTCCGGAACTAATTGATCCGCCTGGACCACCACCGCCATTACCACCAGATCCTCCTGGCGCATTTTGACCTCCACCACCTCCACCGCCAGAATAATATATTTCTGGACCTGATATGCCTGGCGCTAATCCGGTGCCTCCAGGTCCAGCTGGAGAACCTCCTGGTGAAGTTCCAGCTGATCCCATTCCACCACCGCCGCCGCCTACCCATGGTCCAGGTCCACCACCATCTCTTCCATTTCCACCTGGATAACCTTGATTGCCTGGTGCTCCTCCCATATTTCCATTTTGTCCACCACCACCACCGCAACCACCAGACTGTGCGGGCGTTGAGTTTTGAAATGATGTACCACCACCTCCACCACCATTTCCTGTGTAAGATGCAAATGTTGATGGTGAACCAGGAGAAGATGGACCAAAGTTTGGTGATGCTCCAGCTCCTCCACCAATAGATATACTATATGGAGTTCCTTGTGATATTGGTTGTGTTCCTGTCACCATTCCACCGGCACCTCCTCCACCACCTCCTCTATCACATCCACCACCACCGCTACCACCTCCTGCAACAACCATAAATTCGACTGATGGTGGTATGGCTGCCTGTGTTGTTATTTGATTACTAGAAGAAGATGATGAACTATTACCCACTGAGTTAGTCGCATAAACGGTGAATGTGTATGACGTAGATGCAGATAAACCAGAAATGGAAATAGTACCAGAACCTGATTGTGATAGTGTTCCTGTCACTCCACCGGGTGAAGATACTGCCGTATAGGATGTGATTGTTGCACCACCATTAAATCCTGGCGCAGAAAATGATACGGTTGCTGTTGTTTGTCCAGTCGCAGATGCAGAACCAATTGTTGGTGCGTTAGGTACAGTTATAGGAGTTACACTATTACTAGAAGAAGATGATGAACTATTACCCACAGAGTTAGTTGCATAAACAGTAAATGAATATGTTGTTCCTGGAGTCAATCCGCTGACATTAATCGTACCAGATCCTGCTTGACTTAATGTGCCAGTAATATTGCCAGGTGAAGACACTGCCGTATAACTCGTAATCGGTGTACCACCATTTGATGCAGGAGCAGTAAACGATATAGATGCTGTTGTGGAACTAGTCGCTGTTGCAGATCCAATAGTTGGTGCACCAGAAATAGAGTATGTCGTTATAGAATTACTTGATGAACTTGCATTACTTTGTCCAGCAGCATTTACTGCCTTAACTGTGAACGTGTAAGATGTTCCAGTTGTTAATCCTGTCATATTAATTGGTGAACTAGAACCTGTTGCAGTAATATTACCAGGTGATGATGTTGCAATATATTGTGTGATTGGTGAATTACCATCATAAACAGGTGCAGTAAATTCCACAGTTGCCGTTGTTGAACCTGTTACTGTTGCGGTACCAATCGTGGGTGCATTTGGCACAGTTTTAACATAAAATAGAAGTGTTCTAGTTGCAGTTCTATTTGTTGTCGCAGATGTTGCAGTTATTAGACTTGTTGTGTTTGCTTGAGTTGATAGTGTTCCTGTAATGGTGTTTCCAGAAATACTCAGTCCGCCTGGTAATGTATTTGCAGTATATGTTATTGATCTACCTGTTGCACTTGTTGCATTCAAAGATTGTGTGATTGAAGATCCAACATTACTATTAATTAATGTATTATCTGCTGGTGAACTCCACGTAACAACATCTGGATTAATTTGAAAATTAATATTTCTAGTTGCAGTTTTGTTAGAAGTTGCCGCCGTCGCAGTAATTAATGCATTAGTTGTTCCTGTTACAGTTGGTGTACCAGAAACAGTATTACCACTTATACTTACACCAGTTGGTAGTGTGTTTGCCGTATATGCAACTGAACGACCAATCGCAGAAGATGCAGCAAATGCTTGACTTATTGAACCGTATTCATAACTAGTTAATGTTGTTCCGTTCGCAGGTGAACTCCATGTAACAACATCTGGATTAATTGTAATACTGAATGGACGAATTACACCTTGATTCTCTGCATCATATGCTTCAATAGAAAATGAATATGTTGTTACTCCAGAAACTGAACTGGATATACCAGTTATTGCACCCGTGTTTGCATTTAATGTTGAACCAGATGGAAGTGTTCCACTCGATAATCTGTATCTAATAGTGGAGTCACTTGATGCAGATAGAACAGTAACATTAGAAGATAACTCTACGGTTTCATATGATGTGCCAATAGATCCAGATGCAGTTGACCACGATGGTGTACCAGAATAACTAACACCAGGAATATAGAATGCTGTACCACCGTCTGGATTATAAACATAAAGATCATATGTTCCAGCACTCTTTGCTGGGGCAGAGAATGTTACTTGAGATGAAGAAACATATGTTACAGGAGTTACTATTGATGTGTCTAGATAAACATAACAACCAGAATTAAAGTTTTTACCATTGATTGTTACAGTCTGTCCACCAGCAGTATCGGTTGCAGTATCATCACCGACATATACAACAGAAGATATTGTGGGAATATCTATCTTAATAGATATCTTATCTGATGTTATTGAATTTGAACCAAACGCACTTGTTCTTGCTTTATTTACCATACATCATACAACGATATAATTCTTCTGTAATTTAACTGTGCTTGTATCTGATGCACTTGTGCCTGTTAACAATACATTACCAGAAGAAATGCTAGAAGTAAAATTCACCAGTTGAGAAGCACCAGTATATATTGTTCCGTACGTGACTATGTATGATGTTGTTCCATTATGAAGAATAATTACTTCAGATGCTTGATATTGACTTCCGTTTGTAATCGAGAGTATATATTTACCAGTTCTATACTTTGAAATTTCAAATTGATCAATTGTAGTTGCAGATGTTCCAACGGAAACTGCTGCAGCAGAACTACCCGAAATTAAATGTGAAAGATACTGTGTATCACTTATTGATGTATTTGATCCAGCAGTTGAAGTAAATGTGATTGTATTTGTTGACGGATTTGTCGTGATTGTCATTCCAAAACCAGCAGCGAATGTCATTGTCGAATTATTACTATTCGCTACAACTGGAGATTGGCCACTCACTACAAAATTAGAGAAAGTATTTCCTATAGTTCCACCACCACCAGATGATGCAAACGTAATAGTTCTTGTAGATGCATTTGTTGTCAATGTCATTCCAGAACCAGAAGCCAGAGTTAATACTGATGGTCCTTGTGGAAAAATAGAAGATTGTCCAGACACATTAATCGATGTGAATGTGTTTGTTGCAAGAGGAGATGTTGCAGTGAATGTTCTAATCTCAAGAATAGAATTTGCAGGAAGATTACTATCGAATGTTAGAATGTTTCCGTTATTGACCAGATATGCATTTGTTGGTTGAACTAGTCCATCAACTACAACAAAGATATCATTTGCAGATGCATTATTTGCTAGTGCAAATCTTGATTGTGATCCGTTTGCAGTGAATATTTGATTGACTTGTGGATTACTTGCAAAAGGAGTGCCGTCATAGAAATAATATCCACTTGAATATACTGTGGAAGAATAAATTTTATCTGTATATACATTACCAGTAATGGATGTGTATCCGTTGCCCGCATACGAGTTACCGAATGTACGAACATCGATAACAGCATTAGCATCAGGCGCTGTATAAAATTTAAGATTTAATCCATCAACATAATAATGATCTAATGGCTGTTGAGGTACAGTATCGACAAGAACTAATATATCAGTTGCAAGAACATAACCGTTTAGACCAAAAGATGTTTGTGATCCATTTGCAGTAAATGTCTGTGCAAGAATTGGAATAACATTCGACAGTGGTGTTGCAGTACCAAATGTACGAACAGAGATAATAGAATTTGCATCTGGTGCTGTATCAAATGTCATTATTGCGCCAGACATTGTATAGTCAACGTTTGGAATCTGTGGAATATTCTCAACAGTTACGAGAATGTCAGTTGCAGAAACAGTTGAACTTAAAACAAAAGAAGTTTGCGCACCGTTAGCCGTGAATGTTTGACTTAGAAATGGTACTGTATTACCATAAGATGAAGATATGGTGATTGTATTTGATGTACCATTTGTGGATAACGTAATGCCAGAACCAGCAGAGAATGTTAGAACTGCATTATTACTGTTAGCGATTGCAGTCTGTTGTCCAGACACTGCAACACGAGTAAATGCATTAGATGCACCACCAACTGTACCGCCCGAAGATGTGAATACGTTGCCGTTTGCATCAAAGTAATAAGAAGCATAAACTGCATTTGCTCTTATTGTTGTTGTTAGTATACCTGTACTATTGATCGATGTATTGCTGTTGCCGATTACAACGTTGCCAGTAAAAGTAGATGTATTACCAGTTACTGTAATGCCATTAGATGATTGAACACCTGATGTAACATTCAATGAATAAACAGTTAAAGAATTACCAGTAATATTACCTGATACTGTTAGATTATTTGATGTTAGAATGTTAGCAGTTAATATCTTACCGACAGTTACATTGCCAGTGAAAATAGAATCTGTGCCACCAACGTTTAGATTTCCACCAATACCTGTGCCACCAACGACAGTTAATGCACCAGTTAAATTAGAAATAGATGCATCTGCACCAGTAACTCTTAGAACAGGACCAGCAGCACCAACATCTTTAATAAAGATGGTGCCGGTCATTGCAGGAGTATTCTGCGACTTATAGAATAGTGTGTCTGGTGCATCAAATGGAACTGGGAATGTTATCGTCCCCGCATCAGTTCCGTTATTGATTACATTTGAATATGCGTTTGTGCTACCAGAAGATTGATCTGTCTTGATCCAGAGTGGATTACCAGTAGATGTTACTGCAAATCTATATGTGAAACCACGAACAAGTGATAGTGTTGGATTATCAGCACCATTAAATAGGAATGATGATGTACCATTGCTCGTGACGTTGTATGTGTTTGCACCATAAAAATACCCAGTGAATTCACCCTGTGTATTAATGATACCAACATCACCTACCGCAATGCCACTATCTATATTAAACGCTTGAATTATAGCCAAGGTCTATTCTTCCCTTTAATTTTATAATATTTATTTGCGAATTGTTGTTCGGTGCATCTTCAAAGTGGTTGCTGAAAATACAGGAGTAAACTTCAGAGTTAACGCACCAGCAACAACAGAAGCATCAAATGTACCAAGAACAACAGAACTCTTTACTGTACCAAACTGTGATATGTATGCATTTGTATCATCATGAATCATCGTTAATTCAGTTGCATGATATCTAGTTCCAGAAGTCATTTGAATAAAATACTTAGCACTTCTGAAATTAGCAGCAGAGAATTGATCAACAGTAACTTGAGATAATCCTGACGTTGTAAATGTGTTTGATGACATCCAAGAGATTGGATTCAAATAGATGCCATTGTTTGCAGTAATAGAATTTACGTTTGATGTTCCATTTACTTTACTGTTTCCAAGAACTAAGATATTACCGTTAGCTGTTATATCATTATCTGATTGAATGAAATTGGCACGTAGATTCGATGTGGTGGTAATATCACCCGATACAGATAGAGCACTTTGAATCGTAACATTACCAGATAGGATTGTGTTGCCGGTAATCGTTGCTTCATCTAACGTAACTTTGACGTTACTTGTTAGTACAGAATCTCTAATGATGGAATAACTAACAGTAGACATTCCAAGCATGTTGTTGCCAACAGTAACATGCTTGAGTGTTACGTTGCTGATCGCACCACCGATGATATTGACTGCATCAGCATTCTGCATACCAAGTGTGCCGATACCTAAGTCTCCAGCAGGAATTGATGCCACGGCAGTGAATGCACCAGTACCATTACCTTTGATATAACCAGTTAGATTGTTTGTGCCAGTACCACCCTGTGATACAGCTAATGGTGTGACAAGACCAGTTAGACGAGTAATATCAGAGTTGACGCCAGACTTTGCAGCACCAAGATTAGTTCTCGCTGCACCGATTGTTGTTGCAGCAGTACCACCTTTAGAGATAGGAACTGTACTTAATGCAAGATTGAATGTTCCTGCAGCAGTGATTGGCGATCCGGATACAGAGAATGGTTCACCTGGATCAAACTCAAGACCGACAAATGTTACTGTACCAGTTCCAGGAACTGATTGCCAGTATGCATTTCCACCATCTGTAAAGAGTACATAACCATTGTTATTTGCCTGAGAAGGCAACAAATTGTTGATTGCATTCGCTCTGGCAGTAGCACCAGTACCACCATTCGCAACTGCAAGTCCATTGAAAGGAGTATTGATAAAAACAGTTTGTCCAACATTCGCTGTCGTTACTGTGAAACTTGTACTAACTACATCACGAACAACACCTTGTGATGTTGCAGTCCATGCAAGTTCATTATTGCCAACGTGAGTAAGAACTGTATTCGAGATACCATTTGGAGAAGGATATGGATATTCCCACTCAAGAGAAATATCAGAACCTGGATCATATGGATTAGCTGGTCTATATCGTAAGAATGGTGCCAACAAATAATTATTTGATGAACCGTTAGTATAATTTATACCACGTGTGTTTGCAAATACGGCATTAGAAGAGTGTGTATTTGGAGTGGTGTATATTGAACGCCAAGTAATCTTATCTAATGTAGCAGACGCTGGTGGATTCCAAAATGTTAGAACTTGTCTATGTGTGGGCGACTCGGAGTCTAGTTTTAGTAAATTCGATTTCGCATTTCTTCTATTGATATCATTATCAAGTGAACCACCCGCTCCTGTTCCACCATTCGTTAGTGGAACAACAACGCCAGGAATTAATCCACCCGCAGCACCCGAGATGTTACCTGAGATAACACTACCGGGAATATGAATGTTCGATGTCATCCGTGCGCCGGCAGTATTGCCATTCACATAGACATAACCAAATGATAGTGCGCCGTTACCGGTGCCACCATTTGCAACTGGTACTTCACCCAGTTTCATTGTGATGTTACCGGCAGCAGTAATTGGCGAGTTACCGATTACAATAGAGTTATCTGCCGGTACACTAATACCAACAGATGTTACTGTACCAACACCAGAAACGGATACCCATTCAACATCAGACGAATCTGATTTAACAAGGAGTGCTTTACCATTATTACCGTCATATGATGGCAACAGATTGATCATAGCGCCAATTCTGTTATTAGCGCCAGTACCACCGTGTTGAACATTCATGTTTGATAACAACAGATTGCCAGAGATTGTATTACCTGGAATATGAATGTTAGCAGTTACAATCGTTCCATTACTGGATAGATAACCAGAACCCATGTTTGGATTACCAGTACCACCCTTCGTCAACTGAACGACTGGCAACTTCGAATGAGTAATAGTATTCAGAGCAATGTTAATTCTACCATTGCTTGTGATATAACCTACTGAATTGCCAGCAGTATTATAGTTGATGATAGTGATATCAGAATCAGTTGCTTCACCGCGAACACCAATAACAGTACCACCACCAGCTAATGTATTCCATTGAATCTGACCATACTGGTCCATCATCAACGCCATACCGACGTTAGCAGTATCATATCTGTTATTTGCGTAGTCGTAACCAACATCGATTACTGCCTTCCACTGTGCCTGACGAGTCCAGTAATTTAAATCTTGATTGTATGTTTCAGTAACAGTTAACTTCTGACCATTTTTATTCACCATCGTTGGATATGGTGACTTAAAGTCTATGAAATCACTAGTGCCAGCATATGTTGCACCGATTGGAGCATCTGGCATTTTCAAAGTCAGAACATAATCTGTGCCAAAACCTTGAGTATAAACTGTGGCACTATTTTGTGATGGCCAAGATAGTTGATCACCATATGTGCCAGAATATGTTACGCCATATTGATCTGGTTTTAATAGAAGATTCTTCTTAGCGCCCAATCTACCATAATAAGCGCCACCGGAACCTACTCGTCCATCATATGCACCAGTGCCACCATATGCAACTCTTATACCTTTGGTTAATCCAGCAAGTTCTGTGATATTTGTGTTAACACCTGCACCTGCAACACCAAGTGCATCAAGGAGATCGGCAGTATTTGTTACACCTGTGCCACCTCTATTGATTGGAATTACTGAAACATCAATTTGTGGATTACCATTTGCACCAGTTCCATTTGTTACAAATAAACCCGCTTGTGCATTTGCGGTAATTGTTCGTTGGACAACACTACCATCTTGAGTTTTAGTTAAAAGACCAGCTGTGTTACTGAGATTGCTTATGGAAACACTATCGCGGCTGATTACTCTTTCCCACAATAATGGATCTGTATCAACAACAATTGGATCAAGAGTTTTTAATATCCACACGGACTCTTGATATTGAATACCATCGGAGACTGCAACCATCGTACCACCAACTGTGTTAGAGTCGATGTTCATATCAGTTGATCTGATATAATTTTGTCCCTCACCTTGGAACACATAGATACCGTTGTTTATCGGACTATCTTGACCTGTGAATAGAACACGATCATATAGTTGTAGAACAACACCATCATATACACTCAAATTCGATCCGTTATTTGCAACAGCAGATACAGAAGTGTTTGATGTTACAACCGATCTGACTGGTTGAAGAACTGCACCGAAAGGAACTTTGTCTGAGGTTGCAACAGCTCTTCTATCATTATCTTCAACAGTAATATAAAGTTGACCGCCATCAAACTCAAGATCACCATTTAGAGGATCAGTCTTTAGTGTACCTGCTGTAAACTTGAATGGAGAATCTGTCGTACTACCACGCCCAGGTCTAATCGTAGTATTGTTTGCCATGGATATATCACCATTGACAGTCAATCTAGATCCTACATTAGCTTGTCCAGCAACAAATAATGTATTCGCAGAAATTCTATTTCTAGATGCAATACCACCATAGACAATTAGTGCGCCTGTTGTAATTCCTTCAGATGTAGTATTATTTGTAATCTGAACAGGAATAAATGTCGATGCACCTTGTTCAGTGACCGATTGTAATGTGGGCGTTATGTTTGCCGTAGCGAATGCTGCATCAAGTCTTGTAGCAATATTAGTACCATCACTCAGCGTAATCGATCTCGCATTTACAGAGTTTGCTGATACGTTACCTGTGATGATAACTGATTTACCAGTATTGGCACCTGAAGTGAAACGAACAATCTCACTGCTCTTGCCCATGCCGTTTGCGGAGATAACAACATCATTGTGATAAGATCCAATGATTGTGTTACCACCACGAGTTGTGGTATTGCCGTGTGTGAATAAGTATCCGTCATTCTTTTGAATGATATCAAACTCTTCACCAACATAGTTGTAGTTGCTACTTGCAAGGCCTAAGTCTAGATATCCATCTGTTGGTGAACCATTGTCAGCAGTAATGAACACATCAAACGATGCATTAGCGCCAGAGTTAATATTTTGCATATTAAGTCCAGCATAACCATTATAGTTTGCAGACAACTGCTGAACCATCTGTGGTTCTACAAGATATCCTACTGGAATACCAGCATACAGTGCATTGAATCCGTTAGCAGTATAACCAAAGAATTGACCAGCGTTACCAGAAACAGTAACAGATGTTACGTTGCCGATGAAGTTGACGTTACCTAAAACACTCAGATCATTTTGGATGATTACGTTGCCAGAAATTGTGCCGCCAGATAAAGATAACTTCGTATTCGCAGCATTAAACGCAGCTTGTGCCAGTACAGATCCTGAATTAGCCTGACCTGATCCAGAGTTAGCAACAGCAAAGGCTAGATTGGCAAGATTGTTTGCAGTAACTGCCTGTGCATATGCTAAATTTGCGATTGCATTTGCAGTATTAGCCTGTGCATATGCTGCATTTGCTGTAGTTGTATCAATGTTTGCAGTGCTTACATTTGAAATTCTACCATCAGTGCCAATCGTAATGATAGGAATCTGATTGTTTGCACCATATGTTCCTGCATTAGATAGAATTCTTGACAACGAAAGATTTATTGTCTTTGTCGTTGTATTTGAAACAATTATAATACCATTTGCTACGTTAGCATTAATGTGTACCGTATCTGCATTCGAGGTTGCAGTAATCGCATTACCGTTTGCAACAATTCTATAGAATGCAAGTGATGCTTTCGAGTTTGCAATTTGTCTTGCAACTCTATCAATTGCACTTGGTGGTGCGGTACTGACAAGAAGATAAACGGTCTGACTCTTGTATTGTGGAACTGAATCCGAAACTGTAATAACGTATGGTGAATTAACAGCAGTAACTGAAGATACACCACTAATCGTACCAGTAATCGTATCAAATATTAATCCTGTTGGCAGAGTACTTGGAGAAATTGCGTACTTGTATGTTCCAGTACCACCTGAACCAGCGACAGGTGTAACACTGGTGATATCTCCTTGATAAATGTCTACGTTTGAAACTTGCAGCACTGCCTCTAGAGGAATAGGCATAGTTTCGGCAACAGTCATAAAGAATGTTGCTTGTGCAGTCTGATTTGCACTATCAGATATATTGACAGTATATAAAGTATTCGCTGTTGTGTAATCTGATTTTCCTGTAATTTCACCAGTTGAAGTGTTTAATTTCAGAATATCAGGTAAAGCAGGAGATATACTATATGTTAATGGATCAAAACCACCAGTAGCTACAATCGGAGTAAATTCATCAACAAGTTTATATTTAACTACAGTCTTAGTTGGAGTGTTTACAGTTGCAGACAATAATGGAGCAGAAGCTGTAAGAAAGAATGTACTACTCGTACTATTATTTAAAATGTCTGTTGCTGTGATTGTGTAAGATGTATTTGTGCTGAGTGAGGTTGTCAGACCAGTAATTGCACCGGTTGTTGCACTTAATTTTAATCCAGTTGGCAAACTTGGACCAATAGAATATCTTAGTGGTTGATATCCACCAGTTGCAACAACTGGAATAACTGATGTTAATGCTAGTGATGTTGTAACATTGACCGAAGGAACAACTGTATTTGCAACCAATGCTGGTGGAACTGTAACACCCATAATAAATGTATTGGTGTTTACTTTTCCTTCAGAGTCAGTAATAGTAATTGTGTATGTTGTATTTCCAACTATACTTGCTGAGTTACCAGTAATAAGACCACTGTTACTATTGATCTCAACATACTCTGGCAAAGTAGGCGAAACAGAATATGTGTATGGTGTAAATCCACCTTTGGCTTCTACTGGTGTAAATGGTGTTAATACCAAATATCGGTACAACTGAGTGTTGCCGGTCGTTGTTCTGTTTGCCAATAATGGTTGATTGATCGACGTTAGATAGAATGAACTATTACTGTTTTGACTTATAGCATCAGTAGCAGTAACAACATACAAAGCGTTCGCGGATTTCTCAGACGATAGACCAGATATTACACCATTGTTTTTATCGAATATTAAACCAGTAGGTAATGTTGGTGTTATTGAGAATGTAAGTGTTCCAAATCCACCAGTTGCTGTGACTGGAGTGAACGGTGTATCATCTACTAACTTGATGACAGTCTTGACTGGAATTACAGTAGTTGTCGCCAATACAGGAGGAACTTCAACCGTCAATACAAATGATTTAGATCCAGATTTGCCAGATGAATCTGTTACTGTTATAGTATGAGTAGTTGGACCAACAGAAAATGTTGCAGTTCCAGTAATTTTACCAGTCGTTGCAGATAGTGACAGTCCTGCTGTTAGTGCAGGAGAAACTGAGAATGTATATACTCCAGATCCACCTGTCGCAGTGACAGGAGCAAACTCTGTTGTTGCAACGCCTCTAAATATTGATTGTGTTGGTATTGCTTGTTTTACTACTAGAGTTGGACTATCGATTGTGAGTGAGAATGTACTGTTACTAATTTGTTGTGCTTGATCACGAACGGTAACAATATAATTATTAGCATTTGCAAAAGATGCAGCAGTTCCAGAAATCGCACCAGTGGCAGCATTGATTGCTAATCCAGATGGTAAAGTTGGAGTAGTGCTCCAAGATAATGTGCCATAACCACCAGTTGCAGTAACTGGAGAAAATGCAGTTGCCGGTTCGCCTGCCACAACATTCTGCGAAGGAATTACTGTGGTTGTAACAAGTGGAGTTGGTGCATTAACGGTTAGATAGAATGTCTTATTAACACTGGTTGGTGTTTGATCTGTTGCCGTAATTACATATGTTGTATTCGAATGTACTGCATTGGCTGTACCATCAATCTCACCAGTTGTTGTTGAGAAAGTTAATAGTGGATGTAATGCAGGCGAAATAGAATATGTAATCGTACCTGTTCCACCCGTTGCCGTCACTGGAATGAAAGCATTTACTTCCACATTTGAAGTAATAATTTTTGATGGAATTTCTAGAGTAGAAGATAGTGCTGTTGCCGCAACAGAAAGTGAAAATGTTTTACTACTAGTTTGTGATGCTTGATCCGTGACTGTAACAGTATATGTTGTTACAGAACTGGTTGCAGTTGGAGTTCCAGATATTGCACCATTCGTTGTAGAGAATGTCAGTCCTGTAGGCAGTGCTGGTGAAATAGCATATGCTAGTGTTCCAAATCCACCGGATGCGGTGACTGGTGTAAACGTTGGTGCTAAAATATTCTTAGTTAATGTAGTAGTTGGAACTACTTGTGTTGTTGTTAATGCAAGTAGTGCATCAACTACAAGCGTGAAGGTAGCAGTCGCTGTTAATGGTACTGCACCCGCATCTTTAATTGTAACCGTATACAGTGTTGAAGAACTTGGTACAGTTGCAGTACCAGTAATTGCACCAAGTGAAGAGAAAGTTAATCCAGCAGGCAGTGCTGGTAAAACTGTAAATGTTAATACTCCTGTACCGCCTGTTGCGGTCACTGGAGTGAACGATGTTGTTGCAATGTTCTGTTGTAACGTCTTAGTTGGAATAACAGTCTTTGCAATCAAAGGAATGGATTCAACTGATAGTGAGAATGTTTCAGATTTAGATTGAGGAGGAGATCCAGAATCTGTAACTGTTACTGTGTATGTCGTTGCAGGCGATGCGGTAGCACTAGTACCTGTGATTTCACCAGTAGATGTGTTGAGTGTGAATCCAGTAGGCAACGGTGGAGCGATTGCGAATGTTATTGCACCGGATCCACCAGATGCAACAACTGGAGTATATCCCGATTCGGCAACACCAACCGTTTCAGTCTTAGTTGGAACTGATTGAGTTAATGCTAAAATAGATGCAGTTGCTGTACTTAAACTAAATGAAATTGATCCAGATAAACCAGAAGAATCTGTTACTGTGACTTTATAAGAAGTTAGAGGTGTTGCTGCTGACGCTGCACCTGTGATCGACAATTTAATACTATTATAAAGTGATCCATTAACTGTGATTGTCGAGAATACTTTATTTAAAGTTAGTCCAGCAGGCAGTGCAGGAGAAATGCTATAGTTTAATCCAACAAATGTACCAGATGTGCTATACGAAGTTGCAATTGCGCCACCGCCATAGACTGTTCCAATATCAAAGTCAACAGTTTGTGATAAATTTAAATTCTTAGTTGTTATTAATGCAGAAGAAACTAATGGAGGAACAGAAGTTGGAACAACTGGATTTGTTCCAGTATACTTACTCCATAATTTGATAACAGCAGGTTTTGTTAAAACAACCGGAGCACCATTGACTACAAAGTAATCACCAATAGAATATTGAGGTAGATTCGTTGAAGGTTGTGTTGCTGGATACGGAGAATAAAAAATTGCCATATTTTTCTATTAAAACCTAACTGTTAAGTCTTTGAAATCATTATATGTAGTGAAGTCAGTATAGATGTAGATGCTATCTGTTGTGTCATCATAATAGAAGTCACCAGGTATCAAAGTATTTATATCTAGATTTGCAGCCCAGTCAACGTTCGTTATGAATCTCGCCGCACGATTACTTTGTGCCCATGTGTTGCTGCCAAAAAATATTGAGCCACCAATATTAATTGATACATTAGCGAAAGCAACATTACCTGAAATGATATTATTTGCAAAAGCGAATGCTGCATCTGCATTAATTGTTGCAATATTTGCCTGACGGTATGCAGCATTCGCAACAATGAATGCTATGTTTGCATTTGCAGTAGCACTATTAGCCTGACGGTATGCAGCATTAGCAATCGTTAACGCATTATTTGCATCGGTGGTTGCAATATTTGCTTGTGCGTATGCCGCATTCGCAACAGTAAATGCAATGTTTGCGTTTGCCGTCGCACTATTCGCCTGTAGATATGCAGAGTTGGCTATTGTGAGTGCGTTGTTTGCATCTCTTGTTGCAGTATTTGCCTGAGTATACCCACTATTTGCAATTGTCAGAGCATTGTTTGCATCTCTTGTTGCAGTATTCGCCTGTTCATAAGACGCATTAGCAATTGTTCCAGCATTATTTGCATCTTTTGTTGCAGTATTCGCCTGATTATACGCAGAATTGGCAATTACAATTACGCTATTTACAACACCAAATACAGTATTGATTGTTTCTAATACTGATTTACCACCAATTTCAATAATAAAAGATCCATTAGTGGTAGTGTTCGAACCGATGTAAAGAGTATTCGATACGAACGAGTATGCTAACTGACCATCTAGAAGATTATTTGGTGTCGTATTGGCATACGATCTTAATATTTGAACTGATGCGTTATTTGCTGCCATTAAAAATATCCATCATCGATTACGTATGGACTAAAAACAAAAGTATTAGTATTCGCTTGATATACTAGAACATAACCATCTTGAATGCCAGTAATACTAACATCAGATAGATTTTTTAGTTGCGATACACCACCACCACCGGCAGTACCGATTGTAACTCTAGCAGTCTCTGGTCTTTGTGATCTAACAGAAATTGTACCGATCGTTTGAGTTGCCATCTTTGTTTACCTAGTTACGTTAGGAGAAACTTCAGCAATACCCTCAAGAATTCTACTCTTATTTCCAGTGCCATCATTGATTAAAAGATCATAAACATACCGACCGGGTGCAATATTAGATGTGGTATTAGCATCTAAAGTTAATGTTATTGATCCAGTGGAAGTATTTATTGCAGTCGTAAAAGTTGCAGTCGTGTTTGCAGAGTAGTAAGATTTTCTAATCTGACTAGACGCAGAAAAATTCATTAGATTATATGATGCACCATAAGTGTCATCTAATGTCACACTTGTTGAGAAAGAAGAACCTTTCTCAATATACAGGTAATAATAAGAAGCACCCATTCGAATCCCCTCTTCTTTAAATGATATTTATGTCAAGAGGGATTCTTTAATTTCTCTATTTCTTCTTTTAAAGATGTTACCTGAGAATTTAATTCTTTGATGGATTCAATCAATAATCCTACCATGTTTCCATATGCGACAGTATACATGCCACTGTGAGTTGTAGACACAGCTTCTGGTAGAACATTAATCAATTCTTGTGCAATCACACCAGTCTGAGAACCAACATCAATATCAGTTCTTTCAAAAGTATATCCAGATATCTTATTCACTTTTTCTAGAGCATTTTCAATAACTTTGATATTTTTTTTCAGTCTCGCGTCAGAGTATGCAGTTACGTTGCCGCCGCAAGTTAAGTCTGTTCCATTATAAGTTAGTCCAGAACCAGTTGCTAGTGCTGATCCAGAAGATGCATACACAACACCACCAGAAGTAAATGAACTTAGTCCAGTACCACCTTGGTTTGTCGGTACTGTTCCAGAAGATGTTAACTTCTTGTTTCCATCCGTGAATACTGGTTTGGTTGCAGTGAGTGTTGCAGCAGTAATATCACCGGTGATTACTGCCTCAGATCCAACATATAGTTTTTTAATAATGCCAACGCCACCACCAACAACTAATGCACCAGTGCTAGTTGAAGATGAATCTGTTGCAGAGAAAATTGTTGCATTAGCACCAACGTTTATAAAACTGTCAGTAGAGATGCTTCCGTTTGAATATATTCTCTTAGCAACGCCAAGACCGCCTTTTACTACTACTGCACCAACAATTGGACTTGCTGCATCTGTAGTATTATTTGCATAAATAACACCGTTTGATGAGATGCTTCCAGTAACATTCAATCTCAGTGCAACTCCAAGACCGCCCTTAGTCTGTATAGCACCAGTAGAATCACTGAAAGATTCTGCTGCATAATTTACATAGAGTGGACCGGAAGAACTTATAGATCCATCTGAATGTATACTAGTACCTGCAATTAAATTAGCAACACCAAGACCACCAGCAACTACTGCTGCACCATTATTGTATGAAGTTGATTCTGTTGTGTCATTTACCTTGAATATGCCGCCAACATTCAACCTTTTAGTAATACCAACTCCACCAGCAGTTACTATTGCACCCGTTGATACAGATGTTGATTCATTTGTGTTAGCAAAATATGCTGAACCAGTTACTGCTAAATTTGCACCAAGTGTTGTGTTGCCAGAAACAGTTAATCTTTGACCAATATCTACGTTTGCAGAAACTATCATCGAGTTTGAGATGTTAACTTTACCGCCAAGTTGAATCTCAGCAGTTGATTGTACCTTCATAGTGCCACCAATATAGATATCACCACCGATACCCATACCACCAGTGACAACAAATGCACCAGAACTAATTGATGTCGAATCTCTACTGTTAGGAATTACAACTGTACCAGATGCATCAAGATAAATGTCATCACTTGTGTCGTTAGTAACTTGAATGTGTAACTTTCTTGCATCACCAGCAGTCGCATAGTACTTAATGTTTGCAGAATCGCCAGTCGTTCCGCCCAGAAATGAAATACCATTTGATCCAGATCCAAAAGTTGGCATAATCATACCGCCAACTAGAAGATTACCAAGAATGTTTGCAGTACCATTAGCTAAGAAACTAGTTCCTGTATTCGAAAGATAAAGTTGTCTTTGTACAGTTAAATCATTCTGAACTGTTGCAGATGATCCAGAACCGGCAACAGTTAAGACACCCTGTACGATTGCATCATTCTTGACCAGTAGACCCGTGCCAGAACTATTAATTGTGAACGTGCCAGAATCTTTGATGTAGTTGTTCGCACCAATATCATTGGTTTCTGCCAGAACTTTGTTCGTCGTGACAACCCAATCACCAAAAGTATTGGCATATCCTAATGGTACTACTTGATTAGACATTTTTATCCTTGATTAATTCTGCTAGTAATTGTTTAATCTCTGACATATCACTCTTGATCGTTGAAAGTTCATCATTTAATTTATTTATTTCTTGTTTCTGAGTCTTCAACAATCTGACCTTCAAGTAGTATTCATTTCTTTCCGTATAGTCAGTGCTTGAGAGTTGCATTGTTCTAATGTCTCTGACAAAATTAGCACCCTCAATCTTGACTAAGTTTTCAGACATATCAGATATCACCCGTAGGTAATGCAATAACTCTCAAATCTTTGACAAATGGTGAGAAAGTCGAATCTGCCGATGCCATTACAATTTTAATGGCATATTTGTAGAAGTCATTAAATATTAATCCAGTCTTTGGATTAGTATATGATACATAGTTTTGTGAAACACCAGCAGTACCTGGTGCCAATTCAAATTCAATCAAATCGTCTCTTGTTGCAGAATATCTAATAGATTTACTAATCGAAGTCATTTGTTGCCAATTCGCTTCTTCAATAATCAGAGTATCATCTCTCGAAATAATCTTATAGTAAACAAAGATCTTTGTATTCGTTGGGCGATATGCAGTAAGGAATACACGTAGATCACCAGAATCATTACCGGCAGCGAGAGTGACTGGATATGTTTGATATCTAACTAGTCCATTACCACCAGAGACTGATGTTTCACCATATACTACTACGTTTGCAGGAGTAGTGTTTGCGGCAGAGATCGAGATTGTTGGATTCTTAGAGTATCCAGAACCAGGAGTAGTGACATACACACTAGTTAATACACCTGATGTAATATAACCCTCAACGATTGCCTGAACACCATCTGCTTCGTTTGGCGCCGACACAGTGATATTGCCCGATATCTTTCCGTTAGCGCCGCTTAAATATCCTCCACCTCCACCAGTAATAGTAATTATATTATTTGATATAGGCATATTATTAATAATGTTCTTGATCACAAAGATATTAGTGCCATCATCAGAAATAACCGGTGAAACTCTTTCATCTTCAGTTGTTAATTTTGCATTTAAATAAAAAGAATTTCTTGTATCGTTAAGAGTAAGAACTCGTTTGCCGTTGTTATCATTCAAGTAGATGTTATTGACAGCTCGAGTTGCATAATCACCAGGATTTACAATCTTAGAAGCTTCAAGTAAGAATGTAGTATTCAACATTGTTTGCGATGTGTATACAATATTTGTTTTCTCTGGTTTATGGTGTGATGTTGAAAGATTGTATTGATCGTATACAACATTGGCTGAATACTTTTTGTTCGCACTCGATTCAACGATGTTAGTTTTTTGTAATCCATCAGAAACAATAAACTTTAATGTTGGTGAAACAGAGGTATCAAAACTACATCTGTTGATTACAAACATTAAGTCTCTTGTTTGATCCGCATCATAGTTAATACCATTCTGAGATTCAAACAATGTTCCAATGTAAGGACTTTTTGCAATCTTAGATAGTGTTGTTGGTGTAGGATCTGTCGATAAATCTTTGACAGAAGATGCCAATGGTGTATCATTCTGTTGGGCGCACCACAAATTATAACCAGATGAATTGGTTCTTAGAACGAATGCATACAATTCACCAGATTTCACATACACTGGTGCTGGGAATTTAAATTCCGTGTATGTCGTTGAGTCGATATACTGTGGTGAAGTTGAAACCTTAATGTCAACTGGATATAAAACAACCTCAGAAAAGTCCAACATCTTTGCAGTTGGATATGCACTTTGAGTTGTTACGATAGCAAGATGCACTGGAATCTGAACAGTTGGTTTCGTTTTGAAGAACAATCGAATAGAACTTAGAAATACACCGTACGGATAAGATGCATCATCAATAATAAATGATTGTGCTAACGGATCTAAGATAGTTATTGCCATTTAAAATAGTTCCATATTCGTTCGTTCTGTTGACTTAACATTGTGTGAAATCAATCCTTCTGTGATATATGTATGCGCTTGATCAATCTCAAATTTAATGACTTCACCGTCACCAATGTCTGTAATAGAAACAATTTCTTTACTACTCAGATCATAAATTACATCATAGTTCATTCCCATTACAGATTCACCAACGGAAATATCACACACTTTTTTCCAAGAATCATCAGACATTAAAAATTTATGCGTAGAAGAGACTTTAAGTTTTTTACCATTAGCAAATTCAATTTCAACTTTAGGTTGAATCATTCTTTCTGCTTCTAGAATCTTGAATGTTCCAGGTTCTCTTGAGTGTTCGTGAATCGTTATAACTTTATCGCCAACATTTAAATCGCCGGCACGAACCCAATGTGAATCTTCACAGAAAATTAGTGTGTCTGGATCTGGACAACCACCACCATATGAAACATCGTTAATAGGAACTAATGTACCATTAGTGATAGCATCGAGTGCACCATCTGATTGACGATATATTTCAGTTGCTGACGTGGTTGTTCCTCGACTTGTTGTTGTCGTAGAAGCACCAGTACCAGCAGAGAATTGTGAATCAGCAGCCTTATCAAATGTACCAGAAGCAAAATAAGTTGCCTGTGCATATGTTGTTTCAGATCCTAATTGATTCACATAATTACCGGTGGTTGGATCAGTGCCAACATATCTGTTATCAAGTCTAAAGATTCTGTTACCTGTTGGGAAAATACCACCACGAAGATAGAATACACCGGAACATTTACCGATTTCATTACTTGATGGTTTTCCAATAGAATATGTACTCTGACCAGCAATAAAAGATAGTCCACCTGCACTTAATGTTGCAACTTTTGTTGTTCCATTATATGCAGTAATTGTTCTGACAGGATAATCCGCAACAACTTCATCTGTGTATGTGGTGTCGGATGAAGTATTTGTTGAAACAGTAATGATGTTAAACGTATTACCATTGTAGTAATTATTTACAGAAGATGCTCTGCCATTCAGTGTAACGTATTGTGTAGATGTATTTGATACAGCAACTTTACCAGATAGATGACCGAAAGCAGAAATAGTACCAGAATCGGTAGAGTTTACATATACACCATATGAATCATAGTATGCATTATAAAGAGTACCACCCACAACTAAATCGGTAGGAATATTATCAAAGTCATCAATGATGTAAAGTCTCATATCAACTATAGTACCAGAACCTTTCTTATATACGTCAATAATTGTTCCGGTCTTGATAAAACTAGAATTTGTTGGTTTGTATCCAACGACATCGCCGACTTTAAAATTACCAGATGTGTTTGTAACATCGATGGTATTTGGTCTTCTGATTAATCGTGTGACGCGATACTCATCAAACCATGCATCAAGTTCTGTGTCAGAAAGTAAATTCGACACATTAAAAGTGATTTGTTTCTCACGGCAGTATGGAACTACTGGTGGTATTGTTGCAGTTGTCGTTATAGTTGTTGCCATTTTTTATCTCTTAAAAATCAATTACTTGTTCAAATTGGACATACATAACATCACCGTAGTATGCAATTCTAAGTGCCATACATCCTATATCAAGTGTGTTTGTTGCGTCATAATACAATGTGTGATTGCCAGCTGTAACATATATAGAGGTCGCGTATACATTAGAAGGTGCATACACCGGTGTGTTGAAACCGTTAGTTGTTGTTACACCACCAGCATAAGCCATTCCAGATGAACCAAAAACATTAGTGCCATCTAGTGTTACGGTTCCAGTATCATCAACTGAACCTTCAAATAGATAGTATCCAGATTTAGTAAATGTGACGGTATATGTTCTGTTGAATGTTTTATTTGTTCTACCTAAATCTGCATATCCCCAAACACCAAATTCATTTCTAAATTGACCAGCATCTCCCTGTTGTGAAGTGTATACCGCAGCACTTCCAGTTGGTGGATTATTGCTCGTGAATATTGCATTAATTGATGTGCCAGGAATGGGACCAACCTTGATATACTCAGGTGGAGGTATATCTTTAGTCACAGGACCTTGACTTGATGGAGGAGTATATACATCTATCCAGTTATCAATAGCTGGAGAAATTGTCATCAGACCTTCGACGTTTCTGGTAGTGAAAGAGTTGATGTTAACTTCGCGTGATGCTAATTTCTGAACAACCAATTCTTTCTGTGTGTATGGTAGAGTGAAAACGTTTGTTGTTCCAACTTTGTGTGGTTGATAGAACAACTCAGAAACTGCCTGTTCAACTGAAATAGGTTTAGCAACAACAGGATCATAATCTTTATTGTAAAGATCGAAAGATTCTGTTGTAGTTGCAGGAGATAAAGTTCCGTTTGTCGTATCAATTTGTGCAAAGTAACTATTATTATAAGTATCTGCGACAGAGAAAGTTGTGAAGTTGTCAACAAGAATACCATTCTTGAATCGATTCAAACCAAAGTTATCTTGGATTTGTAAAGAAGTTGCAGACTGTTCAAGAAGATTTAATGATGTGTAATACTCTAGGTTCTCAATTCTTTCATTCAGTCCAGAGATATCTTTCATCAACCATGTCCTATGTGTGATAGGAATGATCGATAGATTTGGAATAACACCAGGATACTCGCCAGGAATGTATGCTGTGTATGGATCATACACCAGTTTTGCAAGTATAAGACTATTCGATTCTTCTGGTGGATATGCAGGTGTCAACGATGGTACACCTTGAACCAATTTGATAACAGAATCTTTAGTGAGAACTAATAGATCTTTTCTACCCAAATAGTAGTAGTAATCTGAAGTAAACGAAGACTCATCTTCTGGTAACAATGAACCATAGAAATTACTTGTCGTAGGAGTTACAGAATATTTAAATAAGTTTATATCAGATTGAACATTCCTAACTTGTGGTCTGAAATCAATACAATCTCTTAATTGATATGTTGTGCCGCCAGAAGATGTGAATGTTCCAATCTCTGCATAATTTTCATTTGAATATGAATTAATATTAAAGTATCCGTCACCGCCAGAATGTTCATAGTAATCAAATAGAATCCACAATCTAGTTGGAACTGGATAACCAGGTTTCAATGAAATCGATGCGTGACCATAGTATGTGTCACGTTGACCATTATCAAACGAGAAGTTATTAGTGACATCTTTATTAGTATCAGTCAACATCGATAGTGTCGGTGTTGCTGCACCAGGATCAACAATCTTGACGATTTTCTTAACGTCAGACACATAAAGAGATTGTGGAAGTCCAGATGTGACGATTGCAGAACTACTGTTAACGTAGATTTGACCCTTAGATAAATCTATTAATGTGTTAGTGTTAACAATCCCAGAAGCACCAACGATACCTAATCCATAGGTATTTGCAGTAGCTAAAGTCTTAGTCTTTCTGACATAACTTGTGTTGTCAGCACCAATAATATTCATGCGTGAGTAAATCGATGCAGTAAATGGTAACAAATCTGGTGCAGAGAATGTTGCTGTAGTCTTCTGTGAATTGACAACAACAGTTCTATTAAGTCCTGCGATTGCATTTCCAACAAAAGGAATAATCTGACCATTAGTCAAGTTTGCATTCGACTGTTTATCAGTACATACGACAATAAAGTTTTGTTTAATCGAATCGATGCTTTCAGCAGAACCAGTTCTAATAAAGTTCAATACAGATTGTGCAGCAACATCAATCGTAAGTGCTTTGTAAACACCTGTAGTAGTTGTTGTGAATGCTTGACCTCGATAAACTTGTGTAGAAACATATGATGCATCTGATACAGAAGATACATATGGATTACCAAGTTGAAAAACTAATTCTGCATCGCCCGCGTCTGCAACAAATGTATCACCAGTCGAAAGAGAACCAACCTTACTTCTGTTGTCGATCTGTGCAGAACCATAAACAGTAAATGGTGCAGATCCACCAACTTTTGCAAAACTTTCAATGTCTTTTACTGCACTCTTGATAGAGAATTTTGAAGCGTTTGTTGGCAATACAGTAAAGACTGGTGAAACTTTCAATATTTTAATTGTTGAGTTTGCAAAATATGTTTCAATAGTTCTAGTTTGCCCAGCACCAGGACCGCTATCGATAGATAGAATCATGCCACCATATAAGTTTGCCACACGGGTGCTAAATGTTGCGAGTGTATTATTATTAACAGAAACAGTGTTCGCATTAGCAAACTCAACATTTCCAGATAAAGATTTAACCGTTAAATCTGATATGTGTGCTTTGTACACATAAGATGTTGTATCAGAATCAGTTCCGCTGGTATTATAACGAAGATAACGTAATCGACCAGTCGCAGCAAGAGTTGAATTATATGTCATCGTATTCGTAGTTGTAACCATTGCTGTATTACAAATATGAAAATCGATTGCTTGTGATGTTGTCGTATCAATGTAGTCGCCGTTGGCGCCTGCAAGTGTATTCACATAGAAGTAATTACCATATGCAGGAGTAACAATATTGTTATTAATGTTTGCAGTTGTTCTTGCTCTATCGGCATCTAGTTTTAGAGTGCTTTGATTTTCTGTTCTGTAACCATGAACATACGCAAGACCAGGGCCAACATTAAGAATATACTTGTCAGTTCCTGAAGTGAAAGTATTCTTCGAAGGAATTATACTAAAATTCTTGACAACAAAGTCACCATTAGTTTCAAATGTTCTCTTTGCAAAGTAGTCATCAATCTGTGAATATGACGTAGAATTAACTTGACGAATGATTTCACCAGACTCAACTCGTGCCAATTCAATAAAGTTCGAATCAGCACCTGCACCATCAGTTGACTTCTTAGTTGTCAGAGTTAAATTGATTGTATATCTGTCTGCGCCTGGTCCTTGAAAGTTCGATGAACCTAATGCTGGATCCAACAATGTTGAATCTGTAACATAGTCTGTGACATACTCAACAATATCTAGACCAATTCTAGCGTTTGGAGTATTATCATACTTGTTTAGAATGATTGTCTGTGGTAACACATCGACAAAGTTACCAATGGAATACTTGTTGTATGTACCATCATCATTTTCTTTAGACGATGTTGAGTAACCATTGACAACATAAAATATGCCATTTGCAACTGACGCAATCGAAGATTTACCATTTGCATTTGATGTAACAGTTGTTGCAACAGTACCATTCTCTATTGTGTCTAGTATTAAAACATTAGCACTGTTTGTAAACTTAGTCGAAGAAGAATATGTTAGAATTAGAGTAGGAGGATCGCCATCAGCTACACCCTCTTCAGTTGCAACAACATAAGCTATAACTTTACCTGTAGCGTCCGTGATATATTGATTTTTAAAATCAGATGCAACGATTTCTGAACCAGCATACTCATAGTTTAGTTTTAGATATTCGACATTAGTGTCAATCGTTAACTTACCGCCTTTGATTGGCGTGTTCTGTGTGAAGAAGTGATCCGCAAAATTAGAGATTTGATTCTGAAGAATCGTCTGCGCCTGAGTTAACTCTCTTGCTTGAACTGCACGACCTGGTCTAAAAAGAATCTTGTGATAATTATTACTTGGATCAAAATCGTCATAATAGGGATCCACATTAAAATTTAACATTCTTCTAATATCCTAAAACTAGTTTAAATTGTTCAGATCCATCCGCACTTCTTGTGACAGCTTGTCTATTTTCAACGTACATCAAATATCCAGAGAATGGAACAAAGAGTGTATCATTCTTTTGTAGTGCGACTCTTGCTGTTTTAGAAGAATCACCATAAAATATTTGATTTAAGTTTGCAGTACCTTGATTATTTAGTAACTTTAATTGATTCGTTGATGTGTCGAAACTTAATGTCGTTGCAGTAAAGTATGCAGTGGCCAGTAATCCGTTGTTAGATTGAAACACAGTTTCATCTTGATTATATGTTCCAGATCCAGTCGAAACCAGATAGTCGGTTGATAGTCTGTATGTCGTTGAGTTTGCGATTATCTTATCTGATCCAAAGTAAACATACGGATTTGAGATTAGACCGATTTGTCTAAAGTCAATGTCTGTTGGTATGGCACCAGATTCAGACTTATCAAAAGATGCAGTCACCATAATGTGTCTGCAACCTAATTCAGAAATTGGATTGAATCCATGTCCACCAATAGAAGAAGGATACACTACGGCAGTTGCATTAGATCCATTTGCAGATGAGATTGTGACGTTAGCAAAAGTATAGTTCGAACCAGTATTCGAAACTGTAATATCTGTAACTACACCGAGAGAGATTGTTGCATTTCCAGAAGCATATTTTCCATCACCCGTGATAGTTACAAAGACATCAACGTTTGCTGGATCATATCCAGAACCACCATTAGTCACGTTAATAACATCAATCGAACCAGATCCAGCAAAAGTGTCAACTGCATTCGGAACTGACTGTGGTAAAGGAACTGGCATCCATGTGTCATCTAGAAACTTAATCTTGTTAGCATATGTAATCGTGTACATATACTTCCATTTGTATCCGTCACTACTTTGAAAGACATTGTTTGTATTAAATGTACCGGGTTCGAAGTATGGTTCTTTTGAAGTGATACCACCATTATTATTCCACAGGCACTTGAATACTTGATCAAATTTATTCTTGGCATAGAATCTTTTCGTAATAGTTCCGTTTGGATCACGTTGAAACATGTCAATATCATCACGATAGTAATCGTATACTTCACCTAAATTCCAATCGATTCTCTCTACAACCGGTACCATGTCATTTGAAGTAATCTTCTTCGCAATGAACATGTTTTTGTAAAGATCTTTGATGTATTTCTGTGTCTGCAATGGTGCAGGTGGATTAGTCTCAGTTGTCCACGTTTGCACCCTAGAAAGAAAACAATACATTGAATTCAAATACTCACCAGTCGAAGGAAGAATCACCGACGATGAATAATACGTTGACGTAGAATGAAATACGCCAGAGTTGTATGTTAAAAGACCTACGTTTGCTGATGCCATGTTTTAATACCGATTAAGAATATGATACTGAACAATATGTATTTGCAAGATCGCCAGCAAATGAATAATATTTAATTCTCGCTGTTGTTAGACTACCCAGTGTGAATGTTGTTGCACCGACTGTAGAGTTAACAGCAGAACAACCGTGTGTGATTGTTTTATTTGAACCACCACCGGTAGCATAATTAGTGATGAATAAAGTGATATCAGAACCTGTTTTAAAATTAGACAACGTAACTGCCATATTCGCAACAACGTTACAACGAACCCATGTGTCTGTTCCAAAATCTAATGTAATCGCTGTTTGATTTCCTGCGTAACTTCTTGTATTGAAAATTAATCCATTTGGAACATATATGGTAGAATTTGCATCGTCAATGATCGCTGTATTACTTGCTTGAATTAGATTGTTGTTTGCAAAGAGAATAGCGCCGTTTGGTTTACCATACGCTTGCCGGGCCGCAATATCAATTTGAATTTTGCCATTTGCAGTTCCGTTTGATAGAATCTTTGCCACTTGATATACGGCATTTGCTCCAGTCGGTGCTACGTTTGTTGCTTGACCAGGAGTAGTAGACAAGAAGATTATCTGTCCATTGTTGCCAAAAGAAGATGCGTCCATGTCAGACACGATTCCCTTTGTATACACAAATCCATATGCACCATTTGCAATACCAACTTTAACAAATCCTTCGACTGTTGCGTTTGCAGCAGATCCTGCATCAGCAAGAACAACATAAGGAACAGCATTCTGAGTTACTACACCAGCTAATCGTACCCATGAGTTTGAAGCAATTGCAGAACCAGTACCGTTATATATACGTTCAAATAAAACTTTCGAGATGGCTGGTCTATCACCAGTTACGTCAGTGTCTTGTACTAAAGAGATTGTATTTGCAGAGTACCAAACTTGACCAGACGTTTGTGTTGGTGAAATTAATTGTGGAAACCACTGAATAGAATTCGAAGTAGACGTTGAAGAAATAATATTAGAGAAGAACACATTACCATACAAAGTATTACATGTTAATGTACCAGTAATATTTATATCTTTCGTAAACTGAGCAGTGTTTGCTCTAAACGTATCAACGAAAATACCTTGATTGGGAGAGTTCGCAACCAGATTACCAGATAGACGAAGTTCTTGTAGTTGAATGCTCGCAGTGTTTTGAACTGCCGTGTTTGATAGATTGAATGCAGCGTTTGCATGTGTGAATGTATTATTTGCTTTATCGAATGCTGCCTGAGAAGATAACGCTGATCCACTGGCAGCAGTGGTTTGTGTAGTACCATCGGAGAACACAAAAGAACCAGTGGTCCTAACATTACTAGCCGTTAAGTTACCAGTCACACTCAATGGTTTCAAAAAATCAAAAGCAGAGTTGCTGACTCTACCAACAATGTTGTCTGAACTTAATCCACCAACCATGAAAATAATATTTGCACGAGTGGATGCTGTACCGATTATTAGATTACCTTGTGCGCTTGTCGTGGATGGACCGTAGACGTAGACATAACCATCATATGCTTTAAATGCGCTATAGTTTAATGGATCAGAGAATGTTTTGCCACTGATACCAAAGTCAATGTAACTATTTGAGTTGTCACTATCACTCGTTGATGCAACAAAGTCAGAAGATCCATTTGAATTAAAATTCTGAAGATTAATTTGTAAGAATGTGTTACTGCTTGATGCAAACTGTCCGATTACGTTTTGATAAAGAATTGAATTATTGCCTACGTTCAGAACTTCATTAGAGAATAAACCTCTGGCTAAAACATTAGCAGTAATTCTTCCAGTGATATTCGTGGGTAAATCCACACCCACAAATATTGTATTTGATGTATTACTTTGGATTGCTGCAATTACTGGCAGTTCAGAGATTTTTACTAATGACATTTTTTATCCTAAAATTAGTCGTGTTCCGTTTTGTGTTGTAATCGTGTCTCCTACCTCAGTAGTCAATTCTGGATAGAAAACAGTACCCAATGAATTATATATGAACACATCATCCGACTGAATATCTCTTCCTGTAGAAATTAAAAGAGAATTGGCAGTGTTGGTAGCGATGTTAACAGATGGAGTAACAAAAAGAACGTTGTTCGAATAACTGACATAAGTTACCGTTCCTTGATAAAAGATATTTGCACTATTGCCAACACGAATCTTATCTCCAGCACAGAAGATGTCTCTTACCTTAGTCAAAGGATACTTGTACTCTCCATTATTTATCAGATCATATCGTCCGGTTAGACTTGGAAGTGTAATCTTCGAAGACGAGTTAACTAAGTTTGCATATGCAACGTTTGCAAATCTGAGATATACATTATCTTTGATTACCGCAGTATTACTGGCATCACTAACAGATACGATTTCAGAGTACACATTTGGACCAAATTCATTATATGTAAATGAAATTCTTGCACCAACTTTTGCAATATTAGAAAGAATTGCACCAGACAAATTAGAGAACTTAATTATATTGTTACTTGGATTTTCAAACGTCGCATACATCGCTGCATTAGATGCTGTCGTTCCAGTGTAGTACGACAATGCTTGACTATTTGAAACAAACGATTCACGGTGTACAATAATCTCTTGTGTGTTTGCTTTAATGGTTGTAATTGGTTTGACTTTTGTTCCTGCTGGATGCAGAAGTCTATACAACACAGTCCTATATGCTTCAAATGATTTTTGTACTTTGAGTTGATATGTAAAACTGTTGAAATCTTCACTCTCCAATACTTGAAACGAAGAAGGAAATCCATCTTCATTTAAATACTGCCCATTACCAATAATGATACCGCCAAGAAACTTTGCAGTTGCTTCTGCTAGTCCATTACCATATGTTCTAATACCATTCTTAAATACATATTCACCTTCCGAATCAACAGTCGTATATGACGTATCAACATTCATATAAAGATTTGCAGAGTTACTTCTCGTTATAACTAAATGTCTATCTGTCTTAGTATTCGATGTGTAATTGTACACTCTGAGAAGATACTTATCGTTTGTTCTTATTTCACCGCCTGATTGTATCAATTTGATCGAATCAACATTTGCTTTGAAGACACTAGTGTTTACATTAGCACCTTGGAATACAATCTCACCTGTACGAGCGATCTTACTTCTATCTTCAATATTTGATACGATAATGTCACGAACTTTAAGTGATACTTTTGGTTGAGAGATGTAGTCTTCACCATAATTTTCAATTCTAAATGAAATGATCTGACCGATACCTCTGGCATCCATGATTGGATTAATCTGTGCGCCTTCACCTAGAACAGTAGACACATATATGTTAGCGCGAACACCGTTCGCCGTTGCAACATTTAAAGTTGGCAACTTATTCTGAATGTATCCTAATCCACCTTTTGGATATCTAATCTGTGGATTTGTATTTGCATAATTATAATCAATAGAAATGATTGTGCCAGATGCATTAACAGTAACAGATGCATTTGCACCAACTCCACCACTATAATCATTATTGGTGAATGTTACAAACTGACCATTAGCATATCCTGTACCACCATCACGAATCTTAATAGGTCCAAGTATACCTAGATTACCCAGAATACCTTTTGTCGTAGTCGAAGAAGTTGTATCGTATAATGATAATGGTTTAACCGTTGGCAATCTCTTGTATCCACTACCACCAGATTTCATCAATACGCCGCCGATCGGATACGTAGCGAAACCTGTGAATGTGAATGCATTAGCAAGTGTACATGAAACTCTTGCACCACTATTTGCTGGGAATATGTTATATGCAGAACCAATAACTTGGTTACGGACAGTATTGCTCAGATAGTCTTGTGGAATCCATGTGGTGCGAACTAATCCAGCAGGATCAATTGTTACTACGTTTGCTGCAGCACCTCTACCTCCACCACCTGTGATGGAAATAAAAGTATTTGGATCCATTCTATATCCATATGATCCGTTGATCATATCAAGACGATCTAATGAACCAAGTGTAGTCTCATGTACATATGCATTAGCAGAAATTGGATTTGCAGTATTAGGATTTAATCCACCATAGAATACAACAGGATCACCAGGATAACCAGATGATTGGCCAAGATAAAGTAGTCCGCGTCTATTTGGATTAACTTTGAGTGATGAGATTGAACCTAATACTTTTGCTCTCAACAGAGTTGCACCAGAAGTTCCTTCTGCAACGATTGCACCATTCTTAAAATAAAGATTCTGATTATTGTTGTCTACGACACGAATGAATTCACCAGATTGAAAGACACGTTCCACGGTCGAGATGTACACTTCGATGTTATCATCAACTCTTCTCGATCTTTCGACTACTGCAAAAGACTTAGATGTTTCACCAAACAGTTTTAAATTATCTATTCCAAGAAACTGTCCGTCATTCGTATCAATCTTTAAACTTTTAGAGATGTACCATTTACCATCCGATGCACGAAGAACTGCTTCACCCGTAGGAAACAATTCAACATCAGAGTTATAGATTGCTCTAAAGATGAACTTGTATGCAGCAGAAGTACCTTTAGTGGAATAGAACTGCTTACCAATTTTAATTAACTTTGCTTTATCTGTCAAGCATTCTGTTGGAAAACTAGGCAGAAAATTATTAAAGAAGTAATCAATAAATCTATTGAAACTTGTTGGATCTTCTGAGAAATCTACGTCATTATAGTTGAGTAGATTCTGAGATCCATAGATAGCACCCTCAGAGTTTGCAGAATCTTTTATATCACTTTGTTCTGCCCACTCGTAGTATGCTTTAAGAAAAGCGATAAACGTCTGATAGTTATTATCTATCCGAAGGAATTCAGGTAACTGAAACGGTACCTTAATCGATGGTTTGTTATTAAGATAAGTTGCCATTATCTTTGAATTGCAGTAACAGTTACTTCTACAGAGGTTGGATCAAACTCATCGATTGTTAATATTCTATTATATTCTGATGTGAGAATAGTTGATGCAGGAACAGCAGATAACTTTAGATATCCAAATTCATTATTAATTGCAGATGCAGAGAAATCTTTGAGTGTTACAATTCCATCATTGTAACTAATAGTTCCTGCGTTAGCGTTGATAGTTTCAGCAATCGCACCCTTATAATAAAATGTTTCAAGATTACCAGTTGCAGAATCAAGTGTTGCGGTGGCCGATGCTAATTGTCCTGTCTTATCACTAATTGATGGTTTTATAGTAACTACCGCATAGGTATAACCTAATCCTCCACTTGTAACATCAATTCTGATTACTCTACCATTTGCGAGAACTGCTGTTGCTTCGGCAAAGTCACCATCACCTTCAATCGTAACAGTTGGTGTTTTGGTGTAATTAAAACCTTGATTAGTAACATTGATTGCCGTGACACTACCTACGATTTTACCATTAATTGGTGGAATCTCTCTGTAATATACACCAGTTCTTGTGACTGGTGCAATTAAAGCATTAGAACTATCGACTACAGTAATATCTGGCTCAGTATAAAAAGAAGACTGAACCATAACATCAGAATAATTACGTTTAAGTGGGAATCCAAACTTTGCTTGATATGTTGCATTAGAATTCAACACAGGATATAGTTTCTTCTCAACTCTAAGTTCTGTTTCGTTTGTTAAAATTGAAAGATCACAGTATTGAATTGCTGTGATTAATTGTGGCAATCTTAACGTAGCATTAAATGTGTTCAGAGTTGTCGTAGAGAAGTTTCTAATTACAGAGATAACCAATTGTTTAAGTTGTCCAGGTGTCAAAGTTGTCTTCTTTGGATCATATAACACAGTAGTTCTTAACTTGACGTATGTGTAATCCGGATCAACAATCGTTGGCAATACTGTCATCACCGAAACTGGTTTGATAACATCGACAATCAACTTCTGTTTTTGTGATTCAGTTAATGAATATCCACCAGAAGGTTTAATCGAACAGAATACTCTACCATATACTGGAGGATCATTCTCTTCACCACCCCAAACAGTAACCGATTGGATAGGTAATGCAGTTGAATTCTTCTGAATCAAATACATATAGTCTTCTTTGGTAACCGCTCTACCTTGTGCAGAGTATGCTTTGGGTGCAGTATACTTGACAGAATTAATTGATTCTTTATCTTTGCCTTCAGTTGCAGCAGAAACAGAAGATACTGATACGTTAGAATAACCACCCACTCTAGACATTATTGAGAAACTATTGGCACCAAATGAAACAGTACCGTCTGTTGCAACGTATGTGATATTGACAACATTATCATCTTTAAGTGCGTAGCCTAAAATTCCATCGCCGAAATAGATTTGATACTTTCCGTTTAGTCCTTCTTGTAAGAAGTAAACTTTAGTCGAAGGACCTAGTGCCAAGTAATCTGAAACTTGTGTGTATGTCTCAAATGTCAAATTAGTAGAAGACTCTTGTACATTAACAACAATCGTCGATGTATCGATTGTGGAATCTGGAATATCAAATGTCAACTTTGGATTCGTAGTCTTATTGACTGTGAAACTATATGATGCAGAAGTTCCTTGAATGATACTAACATCATCAAAGATTGCAGTATTCGCAGTTACATTAGTTGTATATGCATCTGTCGTAACAAAAGTATAGTTAACAGAATCAATTGCTTCAGAAATGAATGGTGTAAATTTAGGTAATGTCAGAGACGCATCGGATACACCATTAACCGTAATCTTAACAGTTGCACGTGGTGCAGATGCAGAAGATGGCATATAGTTCAACAACTTCGCATGAGAAATTACAGAGTTTCTTTGTACAGCAGAATCGAGAAACATCTCATTTGCAACCATATTTAAATAGTATGCATTATATTGAGTGTTGTATGCAAGAAGATCGATTAGAACGGATAGTGCAGATGCATCATAGTTATAGTCTTTAAGTTTATCCTGTTGTTGCAGAAACGTCTTAAAACTATCTTTAATAGAATTAAAGTCTAGATTGGTAATTTGAAGACCAGAGTTTGCTGATGCCATTATCGTGTTCGCTCTAAGATAAGATTGACTGATGTTGTTTGTACATTATTACCAATATAGAATTCAATCGTTATTGAATATGCATTTCTATCTATGTCTTCGTCAATAGTAACCTGAACGAGACTTACTCTTGGTTCATGGTTTGTTATAACTGATTCTATCTCAGTCTTTAATGTTGCCGCGGTGATTGGACTAATTGGTTCAAATAATAATTGTTCAATACCAGATCCCAAATTTGGTTGAAATGGTCTCTCATAGTGTTTAGTCAGAAGTAAATAACGGACAGCCCGTACCACAGCCATGTCATCATAACTGAGTGCAATGTCATTCCGACCAGGGGTTTTAGTAAAACTAAAGTCCAAATCAGAGTAAAGTTTTGTTAGTGTGGTTGCCATCTTTTATTTATACTTACCATTGTATTGGTCCAGAACCACCATAAAATCTATACACTCTATAACCTGGTCTTCCACCTGGAGTATCATAAGATAGTCCAGGACTGATTGATGATAGTGCAGTAAATGCTGTCGGATATGCAATAATTACAACTCCAGGTCCTCCTGCGCCAGCAGTACCTCCAGTACCATTTCCACCTCCACCACTTCCTGTATATGAAGCACCAGGATTTTGTCCACCACCAGAACCGCCTATACCTGATCCTCCTGAACCTTGAGTGCCTGGATCAATCTGACCACCTCCACCACCAGCGTAAAATATACCCGGTCCTGCTATGCCTGGTGCAAGACCAGGTCCGCCAGGTCCGCCAAATGTAGTGTTTCCTCCTGTTCCTGCTCCACCAGCTCCTCCACCTCCACCTGATCCGAAGTTTGGATTAGTTATTCCTGGACCGCCTGGATAACCTTGACCTCCTATTCCTGGTCCACCGGAACCATCATAGTGTCCACCGCCTCCAGATCCTCCTGGTAATCCTGGTCCTGTGCCGCCGCCATCATTACCTGCTCCGCCACCACCACCAGTTGATGTTATATTAAAGAATGTTGATGGATTACCAGGACTACCTCTACCGTTCACGCCATTTGATCCACCACCGCCACCTCCGACAGTAATACTATATGGAGTTCCAGCAGAAACTGATACTGTGGATGTTAACAATCCACCAGCACCACCACCACCTCCTCTACCTCCTGATGCACCACCACCTCCTGCACCTCCAGCGACAACTAGATATTCAACAGAACTAGGTGCGGATTGTGATGTTGTTATACTATTGCTTGCAGAACTAGATGAACTATTACCGGCAGCATTAGTCGCATATACTGTGAATGTGTAGGAAGTACCCGCAGTTAATCCACTCACAGAAATAGTACCAGATCCTGCTTGAGATAGTGTTCCTGTTACACCGCCTGGAGAAGATACTGCCGTGTAAGATGTAATCGTTGAACCGCCATCTGACGCAGGAGCAGTAAAGGCAACCGTTGCAGTTGTTTGTCCAGTTGATGTTGCAGTGCCAATCGTAGGCGTACCTGGAACTGTATAAGGTGTTGCAGAATTACTAGCAGAACTTGCAGAACTTGTACCCGCAGCATTCGTTGCAGTCATAGTAAACGTATAGGCAGTTCCATTAGTCAAACCAGATACTGTGATTGGACTTGTAGATCCTGTTCCTGTAATATTACCGGGAGAAGATGTAGCAGTATATCCAGTGATTGTATTGCCACCTGTGCTTGCTGGTGCAGTAAATGTAACTTGTACAGCTCCACTGCCAGATCTTGTTGCAGTACCTATAGTTGGTGCACCAGGTACTGTGTATGGTGTTGCAGAATTACTGGCAGAACTTGCGGAACTTGTACCCGCAGCATTCGTTGCAGTTACAGTAAATGTATAGGCAGTTCCGTTAGTTAATCCAGTCACAGTAATTGGACTTGTAGATCCTGTTCCTGTTATACTACCAGGAGAAGATGTAACAGTATATCCAGTAATTGCACTACCACCTCCGTCAGGATAAGAGAACGTGACTTGTACACTTTGACTTGCCGATCTTGTTGCAGTACCAATAGTAGGCGCTGCGGGTACTGTATAAGGTGTTGCTGAGTTACTTGCAGAACTTGCAGAACTCGTACCAGCATCATTTGTTGCGGTGATAGTAAAAGTGTAAGCAGTTCCGTTAGTTAATCCAGTCACAGTAATTGGACTCGTAGTTCCCGCCGCAATAATATTACCTGGTGAAGATGTGACAGTATAAATAGTGATTGTATTGCCACCATTGTTCGGCGCAGTAAATTCTACGTTAACTGCTTGGCTTGCATACCTTGTTGCGGCACCAATAGTTGGTGCAGATGGTAATGTATACGGCGTGGCAGAATTACTTGCAAAACTGGCAGAACTTGTTCCAACTGAGTTTGTCGCAGTCACAGTAAATGTATATGCAGTTCCATTTGTCAGACCAGATACTGTGATTGGACTTGTGGATCCTGTCGCAGTAATATTACCGGGTGAAGAAGTAACGGTGTAACCAGTGATTGCGCTACCACCTGTGTTTGTTGGTGCAGTAAACGCAACTTGAATTGTTTGGCTACCAGTTCTTGTCGCTGTGCCTATAGTTGGTATACCAGGTACTGTAGTGGTTATATCTCCACCACCTGTAGTAGTACCCGCGATTCTTTGTTTTAGTTTATCTGTTCCAATTAAAGTGTTAACTAGATATTTTTCTGTTTCACCCATACCAGAGAATTTCTGTCCGGCATTTACTTCAGCAACAATAGATTTAGATTGATTGAAGAAATTGACATCCGATGCCTCTTTTCCGGACATATATGTGTTTATTGTATTTAGATTTGTAGTAATCGTGGTAACTAAACCGGCAGAAAGATTACTCTTTTTTAACATAATCTGTGGATCTGCTACATCAGGTTCATAATAAATTGTGTTTGCTATGACATTTGGATAAGTTCTAATAACAGTATAGTAATCCGCAAGATTGTTCGCGGTATAAAGACTACTAAAGTTCCCAATCATAGGTGCATTATTTGTCACACCGTCACTTTGAAAGCACACATACGATAAAGTTCTACCAATAGCTATAGCCGTTGAAAGATGAGGTAATGATCCAGTATCAGCATTAGGTTCAACCATTCCAGATATTCTATTGGTGTGTGCAATAAAATTATTGGCAGTATTAACTAGATTGTTTGAAGCATTAGCAACTGATGTTATACCAATAGTACCACTACTGTTTGCAAACACTTGTGTTGAGATGGATAAAATTAAATTAGCAGAATTCGCAACTGGATTTTGATAGTATGCACCAGTATTACTACTAGCAATGTCTGAATATTGCCAATCACTCAATAATTTTGGAATAGCATTCATGTGTTTAATCGTTGAGTTTGAGTACGATATTGTACTATTACTCAAATCAGTAGGAAAAGATAATCTACCAAAAATACTTGCCATAATTTATTCCTTAAACCATCGATGGAATAGGTGGACCTGTTGGTCCTTTAGGTGATATATGTATATGCGAGTCATAAAGTGTTGTATTAACTATGTCTGTCATCATAACTGCTGACATTGTACCAAAGTTTGCTAATGGTGCATTTACTGATGTTACAGCATTAAGAGATATACCTGCGTTTATCATACCAATACAATTTATCTGTGTAGGAATTGCAACAGGTATACCAATCGCCAAACCACCAGTTACTGATACAAAACCTAAAGGACCTGCACTAACTCCTGCCAATGCATCAATTCTTCCACTTGATGTAATCTTGTCTGCCGTTATTTCACCATCGACGTTCAAATCACCTCTGAGTGAGATAACATCACCCGCGGTTAATTTAAGTGATCCTAATAGTGTTGCACCGGCACGAATCTCCATATCATTCTTTGCAGTAATGTTTGCAATACCATTAACTAATTTAGAATAATTGCCACCAACTTTTAAATCATAATTACCCTCAACATACTCTGTCTTATCACCTTTGACATGAATATTAACATCACCCTCAACATTAATATTACATGATCCTTTAACTAAAACATTCTTATCTTGAATTGTAATTTCATAACCATTACCATATACTTTATGCACTTCTGATCCATCAGGATGCATCTCAATAAAAGTACCTGTTCTATGTTCTATACGAACACGTTCTCTATTTGGAGTATCATCCAATTGAATAGAATGACCAGATTCACCATTCCATGTCGCATTATATGGATACATTGGTGGGAATTCTTCACTCGCTGGCGATTCAGGTTCTGACCATCCATCCCAAAAGTCTGGTTTATTTGCCATTTACTTCCTCACGGTGGCGTAGTATTTGCTGAATCGAATCCAGCATTTAAACTAACATCTTGATTAACATATGTGTCTGTGATATATGCTGATAAACTATCAACATTTGCAGTTGATGGTGAATTAACAACTGCAATTAAAGAAGCAGGAACATTGGCATCTGCAACCTTTTTGTTAATCACAGAGAGTGCTGCCTCTGATGCTAGGGCTATGGTTCCTACGACTCCAGACACCGTACTCGCCACTTCGTTTACTACGCTACCCACAACCTGACTTGCTACTCCACCAACCGCTGCAGCAGTGGATGCGACCACTGCACCAGGTAGTGCAGCGACTTGTGCTGCTGCATTTTTAACACCATTTGTAAAATTGACAAAACATTCTTGAATTAAAGCAAGAACTTTTGCCGGTAATGTTGTGATAAAGCTAATGATTTCTTGAATTTGAAATATCAAAGTCTCATACAATATTGCTGCCGCTACATATTCAGCAACTTCTTTTAATTTTTCATTGATCAGTCTGATATATTTCTTTGCAACAGATACTGCTGATGATATTAATCCGGAAGGATCAAAGTTTAGTGCTACGATAATTCCTTTGATTGATAGTCTAAATGCATCTATTGCCTGACCAATCAATGAACGAATAAGTGCGGCAGCAGCATTTCTACTATCAGCAATCGATTTCTTTATCAGAGTTACTGGATTTTCAATTACACCTAGATTCAAATCTGTCGCTAGATTTATTGAAAACTTAAAGTCACATGAATGTGCCAAATCACTATTAGTTTTTGCAATAACAGTACCACCCATGAATGATCTTGAGATTGGCGGTGTTGTCTGAGCACCAACTGCACTAAAAGATATACCATCTGGTAAATATGGTATTAGAGTATTCCTAGTTTCAACTATTGTACTCTGAATTCCATTAATTGCACTGGCTAATGTTTGTGCCATAGTTAAGTTTCCTGAATAGTATCATTGAATTGCGGTGAGAAACCTTTAGATGAGTTAAAGTTCACCTTCAATCCTGGCAAACAACCCATTACAACAGGTGATTGCCCACCCATACCATCAGTAAAGAAACCAATAACCCATTCACCTAGAACTGGCGTTGAGAACATTTTAGTCCCACCGGTGACCGGATGCATAGGTAATGCCCACGGTAAATCATTTGTCGGAATTAGATTTAAATCGTCGGTGTGCCATCCAAAGATTCTAACTTTCAGGCGACCTAGTTTAAGTGGATCATCTCGTCTTTCAACTACACCCATCCACCATATAAATCCATCATGCCCCATTCTATTACTAAATGTCATTGATTTATCACCTTACTTATTGAGTTGTCATCATATGTTGATGCTGCTGCACCAAACGAATCTTTTGCCACTTCTAACACCGTTTCATATTTATTGTTGACACCAATAATGTGTCTAACAGATGTTACTATATATGTACCAGAATGATACTCATCTTTTTCACCAGCATTGTTTCCTGATCCATCAGGTCCTCTTTGGGATGGCAGTATAACTTCAATCTTAGTTCCAACTGTCAGATTTGGATCACCTGATAATAGAATTCTGACTCTTGAATAGTTAAGTAATGCGAGTTGTGCTGTTCTATTTGGCACCCACACTTCTGCCCTAACATCATTTGCAACGCCATGTTGAATAGATTCATTGACAACAAGAGGAAGTTGTTTATGGTTGGTGTTTGTAGTTAACACTTTAAATACAGAATCATAATTTTCATTTGCTCTTTTACCTAATCTATTCTGTATATTACCGAGAACTGAACCTTCGTTTAGTGCAATTCCTTTTTTAAAGTAATTGTTATAATCAAATGTTGTCGCATTATACGTTCTCGCCAAAGGATCAATAGTTAATACTTTATTTGCAAAGACACCCATCGTTGTTCCATACAACGAATCAAAAGTATCAAGAATATTATACGACTTGATACCAATCAGTCCAATACCAAGTTCTTTAGATGCACCGTCATCACCAACGTTTCTTGGTGTGTACTTATACCTTGCGTATGTTTCCCGTTTGAATAGATTTTGAAGTGATACGAAATTGAAACCTTCTGAGTTCTCAAAGAATACATAATCTGCACCCTCACCCTTGGCAGGTAATGCATAGTTTGCCAACCAATTAATTAACTCGAATGGTTTTCTATAACCTAAAACAAAATCATATAGACCTTTTGTTCTTCCAACAAGAACTTTTCTTTGTGATCCGTCACTAATCTGCATCATATCAGTTAAAATATTATATACAATTGATGAGATTTCTTGACCAGTATAAGATTTACTAATCTTCATCTGTTCTGATAGAAACAATTCCTCTGAACAGAAATGTAGTGTGTAGTTTTCACTTAAATTGTTTTGAATAACCCTTTCACCGACACGATAAACTCTAAAGTATTTGTCAATCTCATATGCAGATTGTTGACCTTTTTTGAATTTGAGATGAAGGAATTCTGATCCATTCATACCTAATCTGTCTATCATCGAGATGGAATCACTGATTAAAATCATACCAGTAATCGTACCGCGTGTGATATCTTCAAAGTATGACAGTTCTACCATCATAGATTTAAGACTAACAGTTTGTCTAGTTGCAATTAAATCTATAGATGTGAGTGAGTATTCATCAGGAACTGTAATACCTGATGGTGCCTTGGCTGGTATTTCATTCGATACGCCAGTATCAGATATTGGCATTATGTTCTCATAAGAATTTTAAATTGTTCTTCCATATCACCAGCAAATGCTTGATTTAATAACTTAATCTCTCGTCTACTTTCATTCAAATCATTTTCATAGTCATATATGTATACGATGTTCTTAGATATTGCAACAGTAACTTGTGTGCCACCTGGAATATCATATGTCGTTGTAGATTCTGCCAGTGCATAGTAATCATCAAAGTCGATTGAGTTTTTTGTTACTGTAACAAGATCCGATTCTAAATCAGTTGTAGTGGTAATCTTTTCGTACCTATAAACCGTAGATTGGACATATGCGTAAACTAATTTATTCAACTCATCTTCAGTTAAATTTAAAGATTCTATTGTAACAGGATAATTTGTTGAGTTATATAATCTAATAAACTCCGCTTGATACTTTGCAATCAAGTAATCAGTAAATGTCTGATAGTTCATCGGCCAATCCCACAATGGATCCATCAATTGATTCGAATACATAACGATCCAATACTTGTATGGATCTCCATAATACTTGTGTGCAACAGTTTCTGGTGTATCACCTTCCTGAATATTGTACTTATAAAATACAATTGCATTGTCTTGCAAATCTTCTAGAATTCTTGCTCTTGCTAAGAGATTTGTCAGAAGAATATAATTACCATTCTGATCTTGATTTAAAACTTTAGGTAAGGTATCGAAGTATAACATTAGTAACCATCCTCGATTCTAGTCTTATCCACAATCTCAATTTCTCTAAACTGTAGGGAGAGTTTAGTCTGAACTGGTTCACCACCATCATATGTTGCCCAACCAATTGGTGCATAATCCACTGACATATTTTCTAACACACATTGTGTAATTCTATTTACTCTTCTGTTCTCTTCACCGTTGTAAAAGAATTTAATTTTGAACATATCAGGAACTTTAAAGAACATACCTTGTGTTCCGAACACACCATTTTTATTAATCTCTGGTGCTGATGCATATTTGAATTCGTATATAATTTTCTCAATAGCTAACGCTTCTTCTGCACTATATGGTGTTAATGTAAAATCGAATTGAAATGTTCTAAATCCAACGGATTGGAACAAGACTTGCAGTTGTGGATTAATAGCTTGTCCAATTCCTCGATTTAATAATTGTGATACTGCTTGACCATCTTTAACTAATCCTGCTTTTCCTAATAGAGTTCCTGCAAATTGACGAAGATATGGATCATTACCAGCTGCATTCAAAATATTTGCCACAGATGGTGTGCCACCCGATGTCAGATTTCCAACAGCATTAATTACCGATGAACCAGCTTGTGCCAGAAAATATGGAGTGCCTAATGCGTCGGTCAAACTCTGTTCAGTATAAAATGCACTATAATTAACTTGTACGGTATCAGGAACATAAAGATTGATGTACGTTCTTGGTCTACGCACCACATCAGCCTGTGCAATAGTTTGAATTGCAGCAGATGTACCACTACCTAAATTTTTAGCTACACTTAAAAAATCTCTACCTAACGTTCCCAAACCAGGAATAAAAGAATCGAGAGCAAGAGTTGCTGCATCAGCTGCAATTTTTGTTGCATCTTTCTCTAAATTATCAACTAATTGTTTGCCTGTTTTTTGAAGATTATTTCCAATTTCATTATTGTATTTTGGATCTGGTTCAAGAATTGTAAAGTTTATGTAATGTCTACGAGACGAATCTGTGCCGAGATTTCTTGGATATTGATAAGTTGCTCTCTGATATTTGTTTTTATATAATGAACTTAATGGTCCACTAACTCCACCTGTTATGGAATCACCCGTTACAGAAGAAACAATGCTTTTTAAACTGAGATCCATATTTTTCCATATAGGGATTGATATATATTATATTTATATGTCATACAAGGGCAAATTTACTCCTAGAAATCCACGCAAATATCGTGGCGATCCACATAATATTATCTACCGATCAACGTGGGAATGCCGAGTTATGAGTTGGCTTGACACCAACGATAGTGTTATCGAATGGGCATCTGAGGAGTTATTCGTACCATATAAATCACCGATTGATGGTAAGATGCATCGGTACTTTCCAGACTTTCTAGTCAGATTCAAACAGAAAGATGGTACGACTAAAGTGATGATGATCGAAGTCAAACCAGAGAGACAAACAAAACCTCCAGTTAAGAAGTCTAGAGTGACAAAACAATACATTAACGAAGTTGTCACCTGGGGTACAAATGAAGCAAAGTGGAAAGCAGCATCTGAATACTGTCTTGATCGCGGATGGACATTTAAGGTGTTAACGGAGTATGATCTTGGGATTAAATAATCAACATAAATATATTCATGAAAGCATCTACCCTAACAACATTAGCACAACAAAAGACTGGACTAGAATTAGAATTTCTATCCAGAAAGTCGATTGCATGGTATAAAGATCAAATTCAAGGTATGAAAAATCCAACTAGACTTGCAAGAGAGATTGCAGTCGAACGGGATCGCCAGGGTAAAAGATTTCTAATGGGTGGACTGTATCATTACTATTATGATCCAAAGACTAAAGAAGAGTTGCCATACTATGATATATTTCCACTTGTGATACCGTTGCAGAAGTATCCAGATGGATTTCTAGGACTCAATCTTCATTATCTACCAATCACAATGCGAGCAACATTCATGGATAAACTCATGAACTTTGCAATTATGAACAAAGATGATGATCCGATGAGACTCAGAGTAACCTATGATATTTTGAATGCAACGAATCGATATAAAGAATTCAGACCTTGTATTAAAAGATATTTGACATCACATATTGTTTCTAAAATTATGACTGTGAAACCTCATGAGTGGGAGACGGCACTCTTTCTACCAACTCATCAGTTCAAGAAAGCACCTGTGTCAAGAGTACATAAAGATTCACGAGATCAAATTAGAAGGACAACGTAATGGCCGGATCTATTGCAGAATTCAAGGCTAGTTTTAGAACTGAATTAGCCAGACCTAATAAGTTTGACGTATTCATTCCAATTCCAGTTGGATTAGCACCGTATATTACTATATCCAAAGCACTCAACTATCGATGTGAAAGTACCGATCTGCCTGGTAGATCGATTGCGACAACTACACAAAAGATTTATGGACCAGAAGAGAAGTTTCCATATCAGACTACTTTTAATGATATCAGTCTGACGTTTATCTGTACCGATAAGATGGAAGAGAAGTTATTCTTTGACGCATGGTTAGAGTATATCAATCCATCTGTGACATATAACTTTAAGTATAAGAAGAGTTACGCAAGTAATATCAGAATTAATCAGTATGATGTTCGCAATAAAGTTTCATACTCTGTTGACTTAATCGAAGCATTTCCGATTGCAATGAACGAAATGTCACTAGATTGGTCTGCTGATGGATACCATAAGTTGACAATTACATTTGCATTTACAAAATGGAAAAACAATTCTATACAAGGTCTTGCGATGCAATTCCTTGAGACTGGGCAGATTTCTCCACTTGATTCTGTCATTAGAGGCGCAGCAGAAGGTGCAACAGGAATTTCAGTACCATCTATAGCTACAGCCGCGGGTTTTTAAAATAAAGGAGTGAATTGTGGCATTACCGAAAATTGATACACCAATATATAATCTTACATTACCATTGAGTAAAAAAGAGATTACGTTTAGACCATTTCTAGTAAAAGAACAGAAGAATCTTTTGATGGCAATGGAGTCAAATGACAAAGAGTCAATCGAAAGAAACATTCGACAAGTAATATACAACTGCACACTCACGAAAGGTGTTGACATTGATCGATTACCCGTGATTGATGTTGAATTCTATTTTCTAAATCTTCGTGCCAGATCAGTTGGCGAAATGGTAGAGAACAAATATCGATGTGATAATATCGTTGAGGAGAGTTCGTGTGGCAACATCATGGAATCTGAATTCAACATTCTAGACATTAAAGTAACCAACATCAAAGATGGTGATGATGTTATTCAGATCACCGATAAAGTGTCGATGAAGTTAAAGTATCCAGAATACTCAATCGTATCTCGATTATCTAATCTTGAAAGTATTTCTGATATTGCATTTGAAATGATTGCAGACTCTGTTGATTACATTTACGATGGCGAACAGATGTATTATGCAAGAGAAACACCGAGAGAAGAATTAGTTGAGTTCATCGAATCACTCAATACAAATCAATTCAAAAAGATTGAAGAATTCTTTTCTGATTTACCTAAGTTAGAAAAGAAGATTGAAATGCGCTGTATGAAATGTGGGTTTCAACACTCACTTGATGTACAAGGACTCGAAAGTTTTTTCGAATAATATTTGGTCATGAGAATCTTAGAAACTATTATAAAACTAATTTTTCTTTGATGCAACATCATAAGTATAGTCTAACTGAACTAGAGAATATGATGCCGTGGGAACGAGACATTTATGTTGGTATGTTAATTCAGTATATTGAAGAGGAAAATCTAAAACTAAAACAGAAGTTAAACGAACGAAGAATTAGATGAACTATCACGAGGCGGCAAGAACAAGAAAGACAGGACTATCGGCATTAATTGTTAATAATTTAATGTCCGGTGGTTCTATTAAAGGTGCCATATCTGATAGGATGCAGGCGTCTATGGTGGGTCTTAAAGAGAAATTCGATCCGTTGAACATTGCATCTAAGTTAACTGGTGGATCAAAAATAGGTCCTGCATTACTTGGTAGAATGACTGGTCGAAGCAAAGAAGATATTGATTACTTTGCAAATAGAAAAAGAATTCATCGATTTGATAATGTGATGAATCAAGGTCATGGATCTGGTGATTCTAGAAAAGCAACAGAGATACTAGAAAATATCTATTCTTTTATGGTCAAGACTCGTGAGTCTCAGATCAAAGACAATCATTCTTCAATTAAGTTTGAGAATGAGAGACAACAAGCAAATCAAAGACGCCACGATGAAGTGATGAATGTCTTTAATGAGGCGACAAAACGAAATAGACGAGCAGTTGCAGTAATTGCAAAACCAAAACCGGCAGAGAAAACACCAGAAGCGCAACCGCCAACACCTCCTAAACCTGGTGTGTCACCGAAACCAGAACCTGCTAAACCAACTCCTGCTCCTGCTAAACCAGTAGAACCCACTAAACCTACTCCTGCTCCTGCTAAACCAGTAGAACCCACTAAACCTACTCCTGCTCCTGCTAAACCA